AACGCGTTTACACGTATAATTGATAAAAATACAACATGGGTTTATTATTTCATGTATTATTTATTTGATGATGGTTTGGGAAAGTGTCATGTTGATTCTCATGTGGATGATTTAGAATTGGTAGTTGTAGAAATTAAAAATAACAATGTATCCAGAATTTGTTTTACTCCGCATGGACAAGACGAGCACTTTTGGTTAAATGAAAAAGATTCCCAAACATGTATTGAAAAAACTTGTTATGGTGTTAACCTTAATATTTTCTGTTCTTTAGGTAAACATGCTACTTATCCTATAGGAGGACGTATATTTAGATATTTAGGTTTTGCAAATGACACTAATGATTCTAAAAAGAAAATAGTGCCGAGAATTTGCGAGTTGACTTTGCAAACGATTAATCACCCATTTTTTGCTGGTAAAAAACCATTACTTGGAAGTGATTTAAATTTCCCTATTGTTAAACTTGAATTGGTTCGATATCATTTGTTTTTAAAAATACCTCCAAATATTTCATGTTCATGCTGAATCAAAAAATGAATCTTGAAATTTTTATTCCAAGAAATACAAATAAAAATGAATCCAGTATCATTCCCCTTATATTCTAGTCTAAAACAAAAAAGTGAATCTGAAAATTTAACGTTTAATTACGAAGAACAATTAAATATATGTGCAAGTATTAACAAAGATTTAGACGTAAACGGAACTGAAGTTTTGTATGCACTTATTAAATTTTATAGTATTTTAGAAGATAAATATCCTCATGACACTGTTCCTTATAAACCAAAAATAAACAAGGGAGGTATTAAATTTGATATTTCTCTAATGCCTCACAAATTAATCAATATTATCAAAACCTTTCTAGAGTTACATAATCAAAAAATGTCAGAGGAAAAAGAACGTGAAGGGTTGTTATAAAATATTATTTAGTTTAATTAAAATTATATATTTTAATTATATAGAGTATGCCTAGTTCTATTTTAAAGGCGATTGCCTATGAAGAAGCTCGTGCTTTTATAACAAACACAAATAATCGTTGCTCCATTAATACCGGACCTTTTCCAAATACAGCTTTATTATATATTGAACGTTTAGCCTTGATTAATAGAATTAAGAATGGTCAAAAAGCCAGCACCTTGGGTTATCATTAAAATAATATTAAAAATAAATTTTGTAAAAAATAAAAATGCAAACGAATTGGATTATGAAAAATTCAAAACTGGTAATGATAATTGCTACAATTGTTGTTGTTATTATTGTTATTATTGTTGTTGTTTCTGTAGTTATAGCAAAAAAGAAACCTCCAAGTTATGAATGGACTATTATTAATAACACGAGTGATATAATACCTAATTTTTCCGTTCAATTAGGTGATAGTAAAACTAAAAAATCAAACATATTTAAACAAAAAACATTTTATATTCCAAAACCTAAAGGCAATTTGAGTCTTTCAAAAGGAAAATTTAAAGGTGGCGATGCAGATTTTTTTATTGGAGAATATTGTCCAGGAACATATACAATTAGTATTGACTCTAATAAAAGCGTTGTAGTTACTGCAAACGAAATAAATTGTCCAGAAAGTGAAGCCGAAACCATCCCTTCCTTTCCTCCCATGAATAATAATCCTGAATCTATTATTTCTTTTCCTCCCATGAATATGTATTCCCATTCTCCTATGTAAATTTTATAATTTCTTTACCCGAAAACGTTTTGGTTTCTCCATTCGATAAATAAAATGACATTTGTTCATTTTGAAAATCAATAGGACTGTATTCTAAATTATGAAAATTATATTTTGGGCCCATATAAGCATTGATTTCCTTTGTAATATCATCTGAATTTTGATTGGTAATCATCAATACCTGAAAAGGTTGTGGTCCACTATTATATTTACATTTAATCTTGTATAATTGCCCATGGTAAACATAATGAATGTCATACTCATTTTTCTTGACCATGACCAAATTTTTATAAATTTTTTGGTAGACCATTAAATAACCTACCCAAGTAATAGTTTTTACTGTTTTTTTAATCGCTTTGAAAACTGATTTTTCTTTTTTATAATTCATTTCGTAAATCATAGACACACCACTTAAACTTGGATAAATAACTAATCCAAGTAAAGCAACAATAGGCACAATATAGATATAATTCCACATTTTTAAATAAATGTTTTATTTCTTTAAATCCTTTGTAAAATGATAAAAACTATCGTATAAATAATCAAAATATTTTTAATATCCGAATTTCCAATATAATAATGGTTTGGATTCAAAAAGAATATAAAATAAAATATAAACATTAGATGAAATTTTAAAATTTCCAAGATTGGGTAATTAAAAACTCTCTTGTTGAATGATAATTGGTAAAGAAATAATGAATGATGAGAAAGAAAATCTATAAAGTATAAGAAAAGACCACTCGTTTTAAAATTCAATTCAGGAACTTTTAAAAAACGTGGATAGAAATAGGTTATATAAAACCCTCCAACAGAAGATATCATACTGTTAATCATATTCATAGGATGTCTTGGAAAACAAAAAAAGAAAATCCACGTCCAAAGGGTAAAATATCGAGGAATGATTAAAAGGTAAGAAAGCATTTTCTTGAAAACTAGAAAGTTTTTTGACTCAAATTCAATAATAATTCTCTTAAATCTTGATCAATTGGAATTTCAGTGGGACAAATTTTGGGTAATGGAAAAGGTTTTCTAAAAATGGTCAAGTCTTTCCAAAGTTCTAATAAAAATCGTTTCATTTAAAATTTAAGAATTAATTAAAAATTGATTTTTTTCTATTATCGCAATAAAAATAAACTAAAGATGGATTGTTCAATTTGCTGTTTTTCATTTAATAAAAAAACTCGAAAACCTATTGATTGTCCTAAATGTAGTGAAAAAACTTGTGTAGAATGTATCAAAAAGTTTCTTTCCAATACATTAGAAGATCCTCATTGTATGCATTGTAAACATCAATGGGACCTCTTTTTTACCAATAATATTCTTCCTAGAAATTACATGTCTACTCAATGGCGAGTATCAAGGGCTGGTCTTTTACTTAATCGAGAAAGATCCTATTTTCCAGAAACAATGCCATTAGTAGCTCTTGAAATAGAAAAAGAAAACTTGCAAGATGAATTACGTAAAATTGAAGAAGAGGAATATAAATTAAAAAGCAGAAAAAATAGTATTTATCGTAGAATTCATGAAATCAATTATCCAAATACAAACAATCCTAAAGATAAAGAAAAAGAATCAGGTTCTTTTAAAATTAGACAATGTCCAACAATTAATTGTAAAGGGTTTTTAGATACTTCTAATGGTCATTGTATTATTTGTAACAAACTTTCTTGTTTATTATGTAATACAAATAAGACTGAAGAAAATCATGAATGCAAACAAGAAGATTTGGAGACATGGCAAACCATTCAAAAATCATCTAAACCATGCCCCAATTGTGCAACACGAATTCAACGATCGTATGGATGCGCTCAAATGTGGTGTCCTGGTTGTCATGTAGCGTTTAATTGGAATACAGGACACATTGAAAGAGGACCAATTCATAATCCTCATTTTTATGAGTGGGCCGATCGTTTAGGAATTGCGCAAGCTCCAAATGTTAATCGTTGTGAAGAAAACAGAGTTTGGTATTATTATGGTTTTACCAATATTCCTACAGAATCTAGAAAAAATTTTAGAGAATGTCATCAACGCTTAAACCATATTGTAAACAATGAAATTGGAAATTTACGAGTTAAAGTTCAAAGAATAAATACAGATTTGCGAATAAAATTTCTACGAAATCACATGAACGAGGAACAATATAAGAAAGTATTAATCCAACGTGAAATTCAGCATCAAAAGGATGTTCGTATGTTGGAAACTTTGGATACTCTAAATATGGTTATTGTTCCATTATTACAACAACTTTTAAGCCAAGAAATATCTTTTGATATTTTTTTAAATCATTTGAAAAATCTAGAAAAATTTGTAAATGAAAATATTACAGAAATTAATAATACATTTCGGTCCAAAATTAGTCCTTTAAAATTTGCAAGTTTAAAAATTTGAAAACTCTATTTAAAATCGAATGAATTCTTGTTTAAAACTACATTGTTGGATTACAGCAAAAACCATTTCTTGGAGGATTTGGGCTACTCTTATTACTTTTTTAATTACTTATTTTGTTGTAGGAGATGTTAAAACTGGATTAAAAATTGGATTAACTGATACTCTAATTAAATTGGTAATTTATTACGCGCATGATTTTATTTGGATGAAATCAAAATGCTGTTTACCTGAACAACTAGAGACAAATGAAAATATTATTATTTAAGGAATAGTTTTTAGTAAAAAAAATAAAAATTTATTATGGAATTGAAAATGACTATCAAGATATTACTAATTATTTTATAAAAGATCAAATTTTTATTCCATCCAAAGATGTAGATAGGAGTGAACTCTTTGGAGATCCTAATCCAAATCTTTTGAAACATATAAAGATTGAAGATGATGATGAAAGAAATGTTCAACTATATTCTTCAGAAGAAGCTGTGTATTTGACAAAAAAAAATCAAAAATTTAAAAATGAATTTTATGATTTAACCAAAATTCATTCCATCCTGGTTTTTAGACATGGTAACTTACAAGAGGAATATCCAGAACAATGCTTAACATGTCAATTTATACGACCTCATGATATTGTTTTAGAAATTGGTGGTAATATTGGTAGGAATTCTTGTATCATTGCTTCTATTTTAAATGATTCTTCCAATTTAAGTTGTTTTGGAGTCAAATAAATATACAGCTACCAAATTAAAAGAAAATCGTGATTTAAACGGTTTTAATTTGGGAATAATATCCAAGGCTTTATCTAAAATTGAATTATTTCAATGGAAATGGAAAACATTATCAAAAGATATTTTAGAAAAAACAATACAAGAACCTGACGAAAAATGGTTTCAAATTGAAACTATTTCATGGACAGAATTAAAAAAATTATATCCTTATAAATTTAACGTACTAGTTTTAGACTGTGAAGGTTCATTTTATTACATTTTAAAAGATGAGCCGGATTTTTTAAAAGGTATTGAAAAGATTTTAATTGAAAATGAGTGGAACAAAAAAATTTTGTATCCAACAAGTTTATACAAGAGGGATTTTATTGTAGCACTACAGTAAAAGGAACATGGCCTCCTAATCCATTAAATGATTGTTTTTATGAGGTATGGTTAAAAAATAATCCTAAATTAAAACCGAAAAATAACACTCTGGACTACAAAATACAAATTTATTTTGACTAAACCATTCTACTTCTCCTTTCCATACATTGTGACAGGAATGACATGGGTATGAAATAAATTCCAAAACATTTTCCAAGATCCACATTTATATTATTCAAAATTTAAATTTGGGTTGATTTGATTTAATTTTTCATATAAAATATCCAACGCTTTTTTTAAAGCATCAAGCGCAGTAAGAGAACCATTAGTTTCCATATTAAATACAAATGAATTATTTTCACTTGGGACAAACGTAGCAATAGATATTGGAGACCATTTTGCATGGTATTTTCCTATTCCTAATTTTGCGGTAGCTTTAAATTTAATACATTGTCCAGGATTTAGCTTTGCTATTTGGATTCCATGAGAAATATTTTTATAAACTACTGGTTTGACGAGAGAATTATTATCCGATTGTATATCCAAAGAGGTCAAATATACTGGTTGATTCTCAGTAAATCCAAGTAATTTTGCTTTTTCAGCATAATTTACATCACAACTTAACTTTACAATACATTTTGTACAACCATTAGAACAATGGCAATCTTTAGTTTCGGCAAATAAGTCACAATTCGAAATTAAAGGCACAAGTCCAAGTCTGTGAGCGAGAAACTCATCCTGTTGAATTGAAGAATTAATTTCAAATGTTACAACGTCAATGGCCATTGTTGGAATTTCTGCAATTAATATTCTACGAATTGCATTGGCAATAGAAATATCACTATTTTTTAGGATAAATTGTAAATAAAAATCTTTTACTTTTAGAATTTCAATTGTCATTTTTATCAACGTTTAAAAAAAACATGAGTATTCACTTTTTCGTTAGAAATAATTATTAAAAATATATTGAAAATCCATTCCGTTATAAGGATCATTGGTTATAGAACCATAGGTAAATTCAGGGTCTTGTGTTTGTGATTGTGTGCTTGTAGTAACAAAACTGTTGAGGAAAGTTCCATCGGTACTGGTAATATAATTTCCTGGAGTAGAATAAGTTCCGGAAACAATGTCTGGATTTGTTGCTGACCAACCATAAGTTGAACTTTGGTTGTAATTGTAACCATTACCATTTCCTCCTTCATTAGGTCGCCAAGCCCAAATACAGAAATTTACATTAAAATTATTCATATCCTCCAAATATCCAATAACTGGAGGACCAAAAACTAAATTTCCTGTAGCACTATTAACCCAATTACCTGTATAGTAGGGAGTTCCTAAAGTAATGGTGGATACCCCATAATTAGGAGGATTAGGGTAAGTGATATTAGGATTGGTATAGGATGTACCGTTGATGGTAGCCGTATCGCTTCCTGATACATTATAACAATAAGTTAAAGGATTTGAACTAGCTGTGCCATAATATGCTCCCCAAGGTAAGTCATAAGTACCAAATTCTGTACAAATAATTGGAATAGGAACATAAAAGTTGTTAAAGGAACTATTTTGTAAACAATACAACATTTGTCCAAAACCAGGTAAAGCATTATAAGTCCCATAACCATCTACATTATATAGACCAGGAGCTTTTGTTGCTCCACTATAAAGTCCACAATAAGGATGGAGATTCATCATACAATTATTAAATTCTTGTGCAGAGAAATAACTACTGCCTCCAGGAGTAATGACTACTTGATTTGTCGTTCCAGAATTGGTATTTGTATTGGTAATGGCATCCATTAAACATGTAAAACAATTATAAGTATTGTAAATAGTGGTCTCTGATGTGGTTGGATTTACGGTTCCATTAGAACCACCATTAGCATAGTTAAATTGTCCTGGTTGATCCGTAGGATTAGAACTACTATAAGCATAATTTATATTCATCCATGAATATTGTTCTGAACCACCAAAGATACAAACATTATAGGCACCAACAGTTTGTCTTAGGGTGCAAAAAATTGTTCCAAGTCCCGTAAAAGAATATAAACTATTGGTAGATGATCCAGAACTATACGTATTGGATCCTTGTAAATAATATTCTCCGCCATTTATATAGGCTTGATAATATTGTAAATAGGCAAAATAATTGACATATCCTCCTGTAGAATCAGTAGTCAATTGATCACTATAAGGTTCATTATAAAGCTCAAAGAAAATATTAGTAAACACATCATAATTGATAGTCATATTTAAACTTGGATATGAACTAGAAGAGAATAGAGAAGTGCCCGTTGAATCAACTCCAAAAATTTCTCCCATGGTTGTCCAAAAATCCAAAGTATTATCTGCAACACTATTAGTTGTTGTCCCATCACTGACAAATACACCTGGAAGTGGTAATTGTTGTCCAGAATTGAAATTTGCACCACTTGTTCCATTTGCACTTTGTTTAGGAGCTTCGGTTGAAAAATTCCAATGTAAATCTAAAATAATGACAGCATTTGAAACACCTGTTACCGTAAGTAGCTCGGTAGATCCTCCTGATCCATAGTTGGATGCCGTTGTAGTAGAGACTGTAAAGGTTGATCCAGATGAAGTAGCGGCTGTAATAAGATCAATAATCATTTGTTGATATTGTGTTGCAGTAAAGGCTACATTACAAGCAGTTGGAGGAGTAGCAGATCCTGCCAAGAAATAATCAGCACACATTGGAATTCTTAGGGCTGGAATGGTATTCGTATTATTAGTTATTTCAACCATGGTGTTTAAAAAATTTACAAAATTTTCCGTGATACAATTATTTGTAAAATCATAAAAAGTATCATAGGGATATAAAGAACTAATATATTCTGTTCCTGTCAAACTGAATCCACGAAGCTGAACATTATTACCTACATTGGTTAAAATACTAGAAGTAGTCCCCCAAGGAAAAGTAGTAGAACCACTACCAACATTATCTTTTATCCAAATATTAAATTGTAATATTTTATTAAAAACAAAAGTATCTGGTAAAGTCAAGGTAAGAATAAAAATTTCATTAGGAACATAAGAATAGCTCATAAATTCATTAGCATCATAAACTCCACCATTATAAGTAATAACTCCAGTTAACTCATTTTCAAAGGTAACGGTTAGAGGAGTACCGTCTGTGGGTAAAAATGTAAAAACATATTGACTGGTATCTTTTTTTACAACAGAGGATAATGTAATATTCCAAATTCGTTGTAAATTAATATTAGAAGGATTTGCAGATACCGTACTCCAATCTACGACTGCGTTTGGACACGTGCATGTATAATTGGTAATATAGAAAGGAAGTTTTAATTTATACAATTCTAATTCACCGACACGAGATCCTAAATTTTGAAAAGTCAGTTGAGTATTATTAGAAACACAATTGGGTATAAGATTTGTCATTCTTCTATAAATAAAAAAAAATTAAATTTTATTTTATAGAAGAATGAATAATTGCAACGATAATTGTACAGAATCGGATGATTGTGGATTTTCACAAGCCTATAATAATGCTTATTATGCTAATTTACTAGCCAATGCTAAATTACAACCTCTATGTAGGCCTAATAAACCTTTTTCTACCAATTCGCTTGAAACCAATATTTCTATTCGAAATTCTACAACAGCCTCTTCATACCCAATTTCTTTTGTCATCAATAATAATTGCCCACGAAAAATTAAACATGTCAGTTTATTTATAAGTAATTTGACAATTTCTAATTTTACTAATTTAGGAATAGCTTTAGTAAATCCTACCGGAAAAGGGGCCATTTTATTTTATAATCCCAATGTTAATACGTTAGCTCCTACCAATCAATCAGGAGGTACCACATATCCATCGCAACCTCCTGTATCTGTTCTTACACCATTACAATATGCTCTTGAAAAAGTAAATGTTTCTTTTTCCGATATTCAATCCAATTTAACTCCATGGCAAGGACAAAGTGGGATTTTTGCTCCAAATGTATTAAGCTCACCCTCGTTTTCAAGCCCTTGTCCATCAATTCCTGATTCTAACGACCTCTCTATTTTTGATACTTTTAATTCACAAGGGATATGGAGACTCTATATTCAAAACTTTGGAGCCGGAATAGGAAAGATTGAATCAGCCAAACTTACATTGTATTATAATTAAAGTACTCAAAATCTTTGGCATAAAATGAATTGATTAAATCCAGAGATTGTCGATTCAAATAGTTTAAATAATTTATTTTATCGCTTTGCGATGCATTATCAACTTTACAAAAATCATGATATCCAATTGCATTTAAATCTTTTTGAATGCTTTCTGTATGTAAAATTGTAACATTTTTTAAAAATGATCCATCCGTGTCGAGTAAATACTTGTATTGAGGTAAAGGATGATTATCATATTTTTTCAAATTACTCTCTAATAAAAAATTATCTCGAATCACTAGAAAAACTTTTTCAGGATTTGTTTCTTTTGAAATTAATGATAACCAAAATAAATCACTCACCAGACGATCATAGGGGTTTCGAACACAAGTTATCACATTCAAATTATTAAAATCAATTAAAAAGAAATCTTTATTAGATTTTATAACAGAATATTCTAAATGGTGATAATGAATTCCCTCGAAAGTTTTAATATAAGCAATCATAGCATATGGATGAATATTTATATCTCTATAAATATTGTGCTTGTCTAAAAAATAATTAGTGAGACTTGTTCCACATGCTTTAGGAATGTGTATAAATAATATATTTACTTTATCATTTTTAAAATAGGGCATTGATTTTTATGATTTTATTGGGAAATGTTTAATTTAAAATTTATTTAGAGCCAGTAAATAAATTCTATTTTATGTAAAGAAACTAAAGTTATTAGCTAAATAAGTTTCAATGACTTCTCTATTAGCAGGAGTAGTATAATTAATAGTGGCAGCAGCACTTGGGGGGAAATAATCAAGGGCAGTTTTGGAAACGAGACCGGTTCCTGTGAGTTGAGTTGGGTAATAGTTACCGGTAAAAGGCATAGTATTGTTGGCCCAAGTTCCTTTGGTAGGTAAAGAAATTTGAGGAACAATCAAGTTGACAAGAGCTAATCCAGATGGCATTATCTATAAATACAAAATATTATTATTTTTTGAAAAATGTTTATTTAATGATATCAGTGTTTACAATAAATGACTACTCTTTGTATTGATATTGGTATTCGTAATTTGAGTATGTGTATTATGAATTCAAGTTATGAAATCTTATTATGGGAAGTATATAATGTATTAGATACAGATGAATTTTATTGTCAAGAAAAATGTAAAAATGGAAATATTTGTGGTAAAAAATGTAAAAGAAAATGTCCAAATGATATTTTTACGTGCGAAAAACATTTTCCAAAAGAAATTGAAAAAGCGACTAGCAATGAATTCAAGAAAAAAAATATAAATGAGTATCCATTACAAGAAATTGCCAAAGCGTTTATTCAAAGAGTTAATGATATTTATAATAAGAATGAAATCATCTTTAAAGGGTTGACTAGTATACATATTGAGTTACAACCGGCTCTAAATCCAAAAATGAAATTAATTAGTCATATTTTGTATGGCAAGTTTGTAGAATTTTATAAAGATTCTCCAATTACCATAAAATTTGTGAGAGCATCTCAAAAATTAAAAGCCTATACAGGTCCAGAAATTAAATGTGAATTAAAAGGTAAATATGCTCAACGAAAATGGTTGTCTATTAAATATTGTGAATGGATTTTGGAAAATAAATTTTGTCAAGAACAAAAGGATAAATGGTTGCCCATTTTTAAATCTCATTCCAAAGCTGATGATCTTTCAGATACCTTTCTATATGCGATGAATGCTATAAGTGGAGTTCCCAAAAAGTCAAAAACAAATTAAAAATAAAATATTCCAAATAAATAATATGGATCGACAAAAATTTTCTTTTACATTTGTAATTTTTATAGTGTTTTTATTAATATTAACAAAATCTGAAGCCTTTATTTTCAAAATGATAAAACCCAAAGTGTTGAAAATTTGTTCTAGCGTTCAAACCTTTTTTGATATTATTCAAAAAGAAATTCCAAAATTAGAAAAAGTATTCCATGATACTGTTTCGTCTATAGAATCTAATCGTTTATTTGATTACAATTTTTCAAATTCAAGCACTGATTGATTTTATTTCCCAATTTTTAATGTAACCAAACTGTTTTAAATATTGATTAGCAATCTTTATTAATGCATCCATCCATTGCCAAATAGTTTCTCTGTCATTATCATCTAACTGCTTGGATAACCATAAATTTTTCATATGATTTACTTTATTGTCTGCAATTGAAGCTCCTGTATAAAGTAATGAATTATCCAAAAAGAATCTTTCATTACGCTCTTTTACTTGATGTTCAAATTGTAACAAATCTCGAATAAACCTTCCCAAAACATCCGCCATAGGCACCTGATCTTTTATAAAGATTCGAATAATTACGAAATCTCCTTCATGTGGAAATTGTTCAATCAATTCATCTAAAAAGCTAACCAATACGGTTCGAAACTCTCTTATTAAATTCAATTTTTTTTCTTCACTATTGTCATACATGATTTGATTATTACTCTTCTTTTCTTTAAATGTTTTTTACAATGGTCAAAATCTAAAATAAGGAAAAAATACCAACAATAAAAATGAAAGTTGTCATTCGATTAGCAAAATTTATGGATATACCTGAAATTATAAAAGTTAACGTTGAATGTTTACCAGAAAATTACGATCGAATTTTTTGGAATCAACAATTTTATATCGGCAGAGAGCATTCTTTTGTAGCAGTTTGTGGTGATATAATTGGTTATGTTTTTTGTGATGAACAGTCTATTATTTCTTTTGCAGTTCAAGAAAATTATCGGAAAAATGGAATTGGACGTCAATTATTAAATCACTCTTTAAATACTTTCAAATGTCCATGTAATTTAAATGTAAGAGTAAATAATTTACCCGCATTGAAATTATATAGCTCTTTGGGATTTGTCATTCAGGAAACGATTCCAAATTATTATCATAATCCAAAAGAAGATGGACATAAAATGTGTAGAACTCCTTGTGATGAAAAATTAGAGGAAAAGAAAAAGATTACATTAAAAAACTTGATGATGGACAGCAAAAGTTAATAATTCTTGTTCTCCTCTATTTACATCTCTTATTATTGGTTTGGATAGTTTTTGATTTACATGATTATGAAGAGTAAAAATCCATTGTTTTAATGATTTTTTGGAACCTAAACAATCTCTTACTGGCTCATATTGAAGCCATTGAGCATAATGTTGTTGACATAATTTACAGGGTAAAGTATAAATTAAAGAATTAAAAAAGTCCATATAGTGTCCTTTTTGATAATAATCAGGTTTAGATGGATAAGTATTACAAACTGCGTGTAAGAATACCCATGCATGAGATCCCCATAATCTTGAAAATTTCCAAATATTGGAATCAGTATCTTGTAGAAATTTTCTTTTTTTTTGTGCAAAATTTAGAATAATATCGTCTCCCTCTTGACATGATTTTAAAAGCTGAGGTCGATCAAGACACAAATGTATATAATTGTGAAAATGGGTGATCCAAACTTTTAATCTATTTTTAGATGTTAAATATTGTTCCACTGGTTTTTTACTTAACCAATCATTGTAATGAGTTCTACATTTTTTACACGGTAAAATATTTTTTAATGAATTGAAAAACTTTGAATAATTTTCGTAATCCCTTGAAGAAGGAAAATCCGGATAAGAATTAACAATACAATGAAAAAAAACAAGTGCGTGTGATATCCATAATTCTGTATCTTTCCATACGCTAGAAGGCATATTTATTTATAAGAAATCTTTTAGAAAATTGATACAAAAAAGTCTTTAAATAAAAAAAAATAGAATTATGTGTGCCACTCATATAGAAAATTTAACTAAAGATATGATGAAAAAAAGGGATTTTTTAAAACAACATGAATATCGAAATAAATATTTTCAACATGTTGCCGTTATTTTTAAAGGTAATATCAAGCGTAATTTTGATGTCATGTCTTTTGGAATGAATTTTAAAATGGAACAACCTTATGTTAGAACCATCCATGCAGAGGCAAATGCGTTAAATAAGTTACCATTACGCAATAATAAAAAATTAAAACCGATTCATTTATGTGTCATTAAAACAAGTAAAACGGGTAAATTGGGTAATTCAAAGCCATGTTTTCATTGTATTTCTAAATTGATAGAAGATGCTCCTAAAAAAGGATATCGAGTGGAATGGATTTTTTATTCTAAAGAATCAGGAGAGATTGAAAAATGCAAACTTAATCGTTTTTTGGAAACTCAGGGAATTTTTCTATCTTCTTATTACAAGTCTCAAATGGGAATTGATAGGTGACATAAAAAGTTTAAAAATTGAAAAAAAAAAATTTTTTTCAATAGAATATCAACTTTATATTCCAAGACTTATTAAAACTTTTTTACCAAATTTACAGAAACCAATCATGGACTGCTCAATTTGTTGTTTTGAAATGAATGGATCGAGTCGTAAGCCGATCGAGTGTCCAAAATGCCAGGAAAAAACATGCGTAACGTGTGTAAAAAAATTTATGGACTCTTCTCTAGAGGACCCTCACTGTATGCACTGTAAGCATCAATGGGATCTCTTTTTTGTCAACAAGGTTCTTCCAAGAACTTACATGTCTTTGGGTTGGAAAAGTATACGATCCGCACTTTTATTCAACCGAGAGCGATCATTTTTTCCCGACACGATACCCTTAGTGGCTCGGGAGATTGAAAAAGAAAAGATTAAAGAGCAAATCAAACAGATTGAAGAGAAAGAACGAGCTCTTAAACGCAATAAAGTTGTACTTTTTAATAGACTACACAATGTAGATCTTAGAGCAGAGCCACCAAAAGAAAAAGGCCTTTTCAATATTCGACAATGCCCAACAGCAAACTGTAAAGGATTTCTTGATAATGGTCACTGTATCCTTTGCAAAAAGAATTCTTGTCTACAGTGTAATGTAAACAAAGTAGAGGGAGAAGAACATCAATGTCTCCCCGAGAATGTAGATACCTGGAGAATGATAGCTTCAAGCTCCAAGCCGTGTCCTAATTGTGCCACTAGAATACAAAAAACAGAGGGATGCGCGCAAATGTGGTGTCCTGGATGTCATGTCGCTTTTAATTGGCAAACAGGACAGATGGAAAGGGGAGCCATTCATAATCCTCATTACTATGAATGGGCTGCTCGTATCGGTATTCAAAATTTGGCTCCTCGACAAGGAAATCATTGTGATCAAGAGCGAATATGGCGTTTAGCTTATTATCCTCCTGAAATTAGATTAAATGTGGAATTTCAAAAGATTCATCAGCGACTTAATCACATTATCAACTGGGAAGCCCAAACTTATCGCGACAAACTAGCCAAGGATAACACTGATCTTCGTATTTTGTTTTTGAGAAATAAAATCAACGAGGATTATTATAAAAAGACGCTTATTAAGCGTGAAATTCAGCGACAAAAGGATGTTCGCATTAGTGAGCTATTGGATACAGTCCGTCAGGTCATGGTTCCGTTTTTTCAGCAAGCTATGGCAAAAGAAATTACAGTCACTGAAATTATTACCCAGACAAAAAATCTAGAAAGATTTTTGGACGATAGTATTGAAGAATTGAATACAACTTTTAAGAGCCAAATTGGGGATATTAAAATTCGATAACTTACATCTTGAATGTATTACCACAGTTACTACAACGAACAAAAACTGTAGCCGACTCATCTGCTCTTCTAGTTTGTTTAGAAAATGAAAAAGTCTTTTTACTCCCACATTTGTGACATTCAATAACACCTTCTTCTACTTGAGGAGGATTAACCAAAAAATCATCGTATTCTTTTTGTTTTCTATCCAAATTTTCAAAATTAGCGTGATTCCAACCTATTTTTTTATTTTTTATATTTTGAAATGTATCTTGTAATTTAAAATAACACAAAAAATCAGCCATAATTTCAAAACACAAGTAATTTGCATAAATTGGGTCTTGATTGGCTAATCTCCACAACATTTTTGCAATCGTTTTTCGATTACTTTCTTTCTTGATAAAACTGTTTAAACTTACATTACAATTAAATTCAAAATCTTCAAATGTGGAATCCATTAATTTTTTTAAGCGATTAAAAAAATTTACATTATTCATTTTTTATACAAGCAAATAGGTTTGTTCTTTTTTAGACAAAAGTTGAATTATGGATTTTTCAGTTTCATGTTTGATTTTTCCATTCTGTAAAAAATACCCATTCCCCATAAAACTACAAGATCCAAAGGATCCATGCGTCCATGTTTCTAAATCATTAACGTATCTTTGAAATAAAGTAACAATTTTTGGATTTTTATGTAAAAGAGAAAGGTCTCGGTGACAATATCGTAGAGTTACAAAACTACGGTCCCAAGGATCTTTCCCCAACATGATTGTAGATGTAATGTCTTGGGATACAATTCTGTCAATATATCCTGTAAAACCTAAAAATTTATCATTCCATAAAAGTCGAGGGTAGGAAATCATTTTACCAGGCCCGCCTAACAAATTTATCAAGGGTTTTGGAAAATTGGTATAAATGTAGGCAAGTTTTTTTTCAAGTAATTTTTTTTGCTTACAAAATTCTTTTTTAGGTAATATCTTGTTTTTTATAAAAATTTCATAAAGACTTTCAAGACAACAATAATCTAAAATATAAATAATTATATGTTGATGTAACATTTACAAAATTATCATTGAATTTTAATTTATCAATTTTTATCTACTAAAAATATTCTAACAAGATTTAAAGTCCGGCTAGATCATAAATATTAATTTTTAATTTTTTATTAATTGTAACCATCGTTGTTTAATCTTATCAAGAGTTATCAATTGGACCTCTCAAATACTTGTCTTTCCATACACCCTTTACACAATTACCCCAAAGCTCATTAAAATAATCCATAAATTCGCTTCTGTCAGGACAAGGATTATTAGGACAAGATTCTTTTTGCCAATCTTTAAACATACTATACATTTCCAAATGAGTAATAATTTTTCCTTCCTTTTCTTCCACATACTCATCCACGAATTGTTTGAAAATATCATTCTTTTTCTTGTAATTATTTGTAGCCAAAATTACTTTTAATGGTTCTTTTTTATTCATAGGTTTTGTCTTTAGTCTGTTTAACAAAAACCATGCAAACGGTTCCAACATTCTAGGAATTTTATCTTCAAAATTTTCATCTCTTGGAAATATTTTTTGATTAACTTGTTCTTCATAAGATTCGGGAGCTAATTCACTATCAAAAGTAGATTCAAATGGAATAAGCTTGACACGATTCCAAAAAGCCTTATCATTATGAGGAACAATTGGTGGATCATTACAGATAAGAACAGGTTTAAACATGGGAGTAATTTCAGTACCTTCTTTATACAAACCACGAGCAAAAAATGTGTCATTACCTGATAATTCCTTAAGAATACCAATGTTGAGAACATCCTTTTTATCAGGTTCTTGTAGTGTTGCAAAACGAACTCCACTTCCAGCTCGAACTAATTCAGGACAAGCAGCACTGGATTGGGTTCGTTTTCCTGTAATAAGAGACGTGGGTAACTTGATACTATAAGGACCCAACATTTGTTCAAAAATATTTTGAGTAATGGATTTTCCATTATTTCCCTTTCCAGTCCAAAACTGAAATGTCTTGTGACGATTTCTCCCAATAAAAATTTCAGCAGCATGATCAAGAAAGTATTCACGAACATCGGCATCTGGAAAAATCTTTTCAAAAAAAGAATGTAAATCCTTGATTTCTTTACAATTTTCAGTATAATGGTCATTATATGAAATATTCATTTTTAAACTCAAATAGTCTCCAGGACGACCTTCCCTGAAAATATGATTTTGTAAATCGTAAACACCATTATTAAATGCTACAATATAAGGATTCGTATCTAATTTTTTTAAAAATTTTGAACAGTAAAATACTTCTGCTGCTTGAGTCATGATATGATTTTTATAGGGAGTGGACTTTAGATTATTGACTAATTTTTGAACTTGTTTAATACGTTTATTCAACATAGGAGCTTCATCTTCCTCGGCAGAACATCTTTTATTGATCAAATCTTTCCAAATTATTTCATATTCATTCACTAAATCAGAAGAAATCTTGGAACTCAAAGTATATCCTAAATCGACTTTTTCCCAAATATTATTATCAAATTGATACCATACTTTATGGGATAACGAAGCGCAAACAAAATCAGATTCATACTTTTGAAATAAAACATTCGCTAAATCATGGTGAGATCCATCTAATTTTAAACATTTATCAAAAAGTGGAGCTGTATGCTCTGCAATCGCTTTTTTATACAATTCAGGATTGTCTTTTTTTGCAATATATTTAAGTGAACCAATGGTGTAATCACGAGGTTTCATTTTGTTCCATTCATAAAAGCATACCGATTCTTGAAACTTGGAAGATCGTTTGGAAAATTCAATCCATTTATCAAAACCCTCTTGAATACCATGAAAAATATTGAATAAAATCCATCCAATCGTCATCCATTCATTTCTATCTTCTGCTCGTTCATCAGAAAGACAAGCCAACAAATTATCAACCAAATTTGCAGTGCTTTCAATGTTTTCTGGATATACAATCTTTTTCATTTTTATACCCATTGTTTTATTATCCGATGTAATGGAAGGTAAATCACTCTTAATATCATATAGATAATTTTCTCGATGGTTTAATGAAATGCTAAAAATTTGCGGTAAATATTGTTCAATCTCTAAATGGTCAAAGGAAATTTTTTGTCCTTTGTGATCAAATAGTTGATAATTTTCTAAACAATCTTGCCAATTTTCAACCACTTTGGTTTGAGAATTCAACGCACAAGTGACAAAATAAGGCTGATTGGATTCTTTTTGGCTACCATATAATAACCATGCATTTTTGATATATTGCTTATCAATACAATTTTCAACATTAGGAACCAAAGGGAGCTCAGAAGCGTTTAGCTTTTTAATTTCCATATTAATACGAGGAATGAGATCGTTTTGATGAACAACTTTGTTTAGAAAAATAAAAGGAAAATGTAAATGAAAACCATTTTTCATAAAAGTCTTATCCTTATCTTGGCAAAGATAGGCATTCTTTTCTAATAAAAAACAAACTAAATGAGCTGGATCCAAATTCTGGATTATTTCTGTTAGAACCTTTTGGTAAATACCAACAATAACTTTTACATGATCTATACTGTAAAGTACACGTTTTTCCAAAAATTGAATATTTTCAACAATTTCTTTCTTCAAATCGACGTCGACTACAATAGGAAGATTTGGGGTATTAGGCATTTCACCGACACCTTTAGATTGATCAAATAGATTATAAAGCTCCCAAAATGATTTCATATCTTCATCTCTTAAAAGAAATTTTCCTTTTGGACTAATCATGGATATATGGGAAGGCTTACTATCTGTGCGATGAACATGTAAAAACGAATGAAGATTGCTCATTTTTTATTTTCGTTTCATTATTTTTTTTTCAAATCATTTTTTTTATTTACTTAAATTTTTATAACCTTGATTTTTATACTATTAAAAATTGAATAAAAAATATTTTTTATAGGTTTTAAACAACTTTATAAGCTATGGATCACATTAAGAAATTCAATTTGGACTCCAAGGACGAGAGTCTTTTTTATAAAAACTTTTTTCAGTATGTTTTTGCTACACAACCCATGGGATCGAAAGCCATTGATTTTTTGGCATCTATCGAAAAGGCTGAAGAAACTGTTCAGCATAACATTGCCTTTTTCCCCTCTATTGAATTCAACTTTATCAAAGATTACCTCTTGATGGATCATCTCCCTATTTCGGTTTATATCGACTTTTTCCAGACTTGTTCATTTGAAACCAATCCAAGAATCATTATTAAAGATTTTATCCACAAAAACAAACATGCTCCCATGGACATGATTTTCCACAATGGCGCCCTGACCTTGGAGGAAAAAGCGTCGAAACTTAAAAAGCTATTTGATTATTTGGCTTCAGAGAGGGGTATGTTCAAGGCTCGAAGCATGACTTTGGAGGACTACTCTCTTATTAGAGAGCGACAAAAAACGTCCAAGTTGTCTTTTGAAAAACTAGTCAACGACTATGATTTCAAGAAACGGCTTTTATTTATCAAAGGCTTGTCGAGTAAGCCAGAGATAATTCCAGACCGTGTAAAAAAGAGTAGCTTTTCAAACTCAAACAAGTCGTTGGTGAATAGTTTTGTTGATTTTTCATTTTTTATTTCAAAGCTACGTCCTTGGTCAGACTATGATATTTTGATTCGTGTTCAAGACAAATGTGAGCATTCTTTTTACGGCAAAGAAATAAAAAAGGGTTGGTTTAAGCCTTCTAATGTTTTTTACGAGCAATATGGAAAGCCAGGAGCGCGTCAAGAAAAAACTATTTTTTATACAGGAGAAAATGTTGCATTTCAGGTTTGCTATAACAAGGCAGGTAAGTGGTATCTCCAGGACGAAACACTGTTTGCACAAGAAATAGCGTGGAAAAACGATCCCAAAATGACAAGTTTTGAACCACTAAAGAGAGTATTGGTAAAAGATCTTTTTAACCATGAAAAACTAGAACTATGCTTACAAAAGGCTCTTTTGCCTTGTCTAGCAGACATTTTAGATAGACAGGTAATCTTAGGTAAAGTGTATAGCTTATTGGGTATTGAATCGTCTCTATCAGTTTATGAATATTTTAAACGGTTTTATCATCTTTATGGGAGGATTAAAAAACGCGAGCCATGTGAACATCTGCATCATTCTTTATCTTACAAGTTGAATGAGTGTTTTTTTAATTTTGAAACAATTCTAGAGGCTCCGTTAGGTCTAGTCTTTCCTGAATTTTATGCCTATAGTGAAAACCAACAGAAAAAAATCAACGAGGTTTGGGATTCGGCTTTTCATCAATTTATAGGAACGTTTTTATATAGAACATTTAGAGAATATAATATTCAACTACCAATGGTTACTCCAAAAATTTTGGGTAAACTTGAAATTCATACAGATTATTTAGATTCCATTTATGTAGGTAAACAGTTTTTGGATATGTTGGATTTGGATTTGGATGAACATTCTAACCCTTTTTTGAACTCGGATTTGGTTCCATCGGGTAAAAAGGCTATTGGTAAACTTTGTGGTCCTCCTTGTTATTGGAATGTAGTTGAAAAATTTGACAAATTGGTCAGTGGAAATGAAATGGAACAAATAGCGATTACGGATCTTGACCATACTGACCTTGAAAATTTTGTGAGTCAACTAGAAAACAGTGATGAAATTATAGTCAAGGCGGAAGAAGAATTGGAATTGGTGGAAGAGACAGAGGAACCTAGAGATGACGAGGATGAGCTTGAATTTGCGCTAGAGGATACGGAAATTGATTTGGATGAATTTTACGGAGAATAATTTTTTGTAAAGAAAGTAAAAATTGATATTTTTTTGGAATTTTTTGGAATTCAAGGTAACTTTTACCTTTTACAAGACTTTTATTAAATTATGGAAACAAATTTTATGGGACAAGAAAATTTTGTAATGACCCCACTCACACGTATGGAAATTGTATGGTCATCCGCTATCCTTGGTGAACCTCAATATTACCGTGAACCAAAGAATGCATTACCCAATCAAATCCATTCAACCTGTCTTTATCAAGAGCTCAAAAATAAATCAGTGGAAGATATTTTTATAGAGTCTCTTAAAGAAGCGTTGGATTATGATTTTGAAGCAGTTCTTCGATTTGCAGTTCGTTTGCGGAATGAATCTTTTATGAGACTGGGACCACAAATTATAATTGTTGAAGCGGCTTTACATGTATCTCGAGCTAAATTCAATAAGGAAAATCCAAAATTGTTTCGTCAATTAGCTAATGAATGTATTAAGATTCCTACAGATATTTATTCTCAGTTTGAACATTATCTAAAAAAAAGTGGTTCAAAAAGTAAGCTTCCTGGTGTTTTGAAACGATCTTGGAAAGATTCCTTGGAAAAGCTTTCTATTTATCAAGCAAGCAAATATATTAACAAGGCGCATCTTGTTGATATTATTAGACTTTGTCATCCTCGATCCAGTCAAAATGAAATTATTCGAACGATTGTTCGGCAAGAAAAGCTTTGTTTAGGAGATCAAGAATATACTTGGGAACAATTGAGATCACAAGGCAAGACTTGGTTGGAAATTACTCAAATCTTGGGTAAAAAGTTTCCACACATGGCCTTGTTACGAAATTTGCGAAATTTGGCGAGCCTACTTTCTCAAGAACAATTGGAACCAGTTTTGGAAATATTGGAAAACGGAGTGAAAGGAGGACAACAGTTTCCTTTTCGTTATTATACAGCGTATCAACAATTTTTGATTCAAAGTGATCCAAAACCTCCTAGTAAAAATGCCAAGAGTTTTGAATGGAAATTGTATAGACAAAAGAATAAAAATTCCAAAGATTTTTTTTTCTCAAAACATTTATCAAAAAATTATTCTCTTATTCGAGATAGCTTGGAGAGATGTATGGAAAGAGCTCTTGCTTGCTTACCAGAAATACCAGGACACGTGGTAAGTCTCTGTGATAATTCTGGATCAGCGTGGGGAGCGTTTAATTCCTCCTATGGTAGTCAAACGGTGGCTACTATTGGTAATTTATCTGGTCTGTTAGCTGCTCTTAAAGCAACAAAAGGAGGAAAAGTTGGCCTTTTTGGAGATCGACTAGAAATGTACACTGTTAATAAAGATCGAGGTATTTTGGAACAATTGGAGGAAATTAACACACTAGGTAAAACGGTTGGTCAAAAAACAGAAAACGGAATTTGGCTTTGGTTTAAACATGCTTTTGAATCAAAAGACCGCTCGACAGATCATCTTTTTATTTACTCAGATATGCAAGCGGGTCATGGTAAACTTTACGGTTCGAACCCTACTGAATACCAAGGGTTTAGAATTGATTCATCTCCTTACATTAATGTCATAGACTTGATTCACAGACATCGTAATCAAGTAAATCCCAAACTGAATGTATTTACTGTTCAAACAGCAGGCTACGACAATGCATTGATTCCAGAAATTCTTCCAAGAACCAGTATTATGGCTGGATGGACGGGAAATGAAATTTCTTATGCATCCAAGATGATTGAGATTTGGGAAACATGAAAAAAAAATTGATCTAAGTAAATAAAAAAAGGTTATAAAGTAAAATTAGTTGTCATGGAAAATATCAAGACCACAGATGCAGATGAAAAGCTTGAAATGTTGAATTATGTAGATTGTAATAATGATTCACCAGATAGTATAAAATCTCAAAGGGGAATTGTCATTGATAAAGTTGATAAATTACAAATTGTAGGGTCATTTGGATATACGAATCAATTCATTGTAAACGAAAAAGAAGAAATTGAAACGGTTCTTGGATCTATTGAAAATTGGAACTTTTTTTATTCCATCGAAGCAACGCTTATTAGAATTGCAAATATTAATGAAAAATGGTATATAATGACTCATAAAAAATTAGATGCGTTTAAGAGTCGTTGGTCATGTAAAGATACTTTTGGAGATTTGTTCGAGTCATTATTAGCAAGAATGATGGATAAACCAAAGTCTGAAAAGGTTTTGGAGTCTTTGTATTCCATTTTGGATAAAAATAAAGTTTATTGTTTTTTGTTGAAATCTAATTTTGAAAATAGAATAGTGTGCCAATATAATTATAAGAATGATAAAATTGTGTATTTGGGCAGTTTTGAAAAGGGACCTATTGTAAAACTAGATACATCGTTACCTCCCATGAAAGAATTTGAATTATTTGCAAAACCAGAACAAGTTTTGGTAACAAGTGTAGATGAATTGTTACAAAAAGTGGAAGCAATCAATTGTTTTGAATATCAGGGAATCATTGCTTGTAATAAGGAATCATTAAAGCAAGTAAGAATTTTTCATCAAGATTATTGGAAATTTTTTGAACTTCGAGGAAATAATCCCAATCTTCGTTTTCGATTTTTAGAATTACGAAATGATCCTGAAAAACTTAAACTATTATATTATTTGTATCCTAAATCTGCTGATATATTTGATCAGTATGAGGATACATTACATAAAATTTCTAGAATGATTTATCATTTTTATGTGAATCGTTATATCAAAAATCAATTTATTACATTACCTAAAGAGGAATTTTTGATTATGAAAAAGTGTCATGATTGGTATTTACAAGATCGTCAAAATAACAGAATTTTTAGTAAAAAGGTGATGGAATTTATGATGGAAGATCCTCCGTTGAATCTTTATAAAATGATTCGTCGTTTTAATTTAAATCAAAACTTGGCTTTTCATCAATCTATTAATAGTAAGCGGTTATTTTTGGAAAAGGAAAAAAGTTTTTAAATTTTTTATTTGTTATTGTCAAATAAAAAAAGTATGATTCATACCTTTACTTATTGTAATTTTCAAGGAGATCAATACATTAATGAAACGGAAGTGTTATTTTATTCTGCAAATAAACTAGGCTACAATATTACGGTATTAGGTAGAGATGATAGAGATTTTAATACTTATAAAAGAATTGAAGAATATGCCAAACAATGTGACGCTCTTTCAAAAGTAAATCCGGAAACTCTTTGTATGTTTGTCGACGCTACGGATACTTTTTTTGCACAACCTCCGGGATACACAGCCAAAAAATTTTTATCTTTGAATTGTGATGTATTATTCAGTGCAGAAAAATGGTATAGTTGGCAAGATGACAAATATAGAGGTTATTTTCATCAACACTATCCAGATAGTCCCTATCGATATTTAAATGCCGGAAATATAATGGGAAAGGCTTTTGCAATGGGGCTTTTTTTCCAAAAAGTGTTGGATTTTTTCAAGAATCCTATTCATGTACAACCTCTTGTATATAAACAAAATGATCAAACTGCTTTTGGAACTTTTATCGCCATTAATGATTCTTTAGCTAATAAAAAAGTCCAATTAGATAGTCAATGTAAAGTTTTTTATAATCCAACAGACGATTGGGATTTGGTTTATTTACATTTACAAAAAACCAAAAATTATAAACACATTACAGTTAGTGATCAAATTATAAAACCGTGTGTCATACATGTCAGTTTTAAACAAAAGTATAATCATGTGTATCAAGAATTTTATGAATCTATGAAAAACCCTTGTAAAAAATTTAGAAATTATTTTATTGTGTTTGCAGTTTTATTTTTTTTGGTGATTATTTTAATTATTATTTTTCTAAATGGTAGAAAATGAAATGGCTTCTTGGTTTTGTAGTTTCTCTTTTGACTTGTTCAGTTTCTAGTTTAAAACATATTGTTTTGGAAAACAATCATTTTATTAATTTAATTGGTCCTGTAACTAGAAATTCAGTGGATGCAATATTGTGGGAATTAAATGATCCAAAAGTTCAACAAGCAATCAATGAAACTCAAAAAACAACCTTGTTTATTAATAGTCCTGGTGGTTCCGTTCATGCTGGTTCTCATTTAATTCAATATATAAGATCTTTACAAAGTAGAAATATCACGGTAGAGTGTATTGGAGAAAATTTTATGAGTATGGCATTTGTTATTTTTCAAGCTTGTGATCATAGAATGGTTATGGAACATTCTATTGGAATGCAACATCAAATGAGTTTTGGTTTACGTGGAAATATTGAAAATATGAGAAATTCATTTGACATGCATGACGAAATAAATGAAAATATTATTTCCATGGAATTGTCAAAGATTGGAATTGATCGGATAACTTATAATGAAAAAATAGCTCATGATTGGTGGATTGTAGGCCAAGACAATCTTGTCCAAAATACAGCCGATGAGTTAATTTTATATTCTTGTTCTCCTGAAATTTACAACATTCAACAGGTACGTAAAGAAAAAATGTCTCATTTTACATTTTATATCTACTCCTATAAATGTCCTCTATTCAAAGATGTTGATGTATCAGATAGTCAATTCATGGAATATTATGACTTTGATATCTACAGGCAAAAGGCTACAAACTGGGAATGGATTTAATTTTTTATTTTTTATTGACTAATAAAAAAATGTCACAACAATTTCTTCAATTAAAAAAAAAAACAATCCATTGTATGATTACTTTTAAATCGTGGGTCTCAAGGACTTCGAGAAATGAAGACATATTTATAGCTGGACTCAAAGTAATATTAAATAATTTAGATTTTTTTAACAGAGTAGATGCCACACGGTTTTATGATGATTGGTTTATACCTTTTTTAGAAGAGAACAAAATTAAACCACTTGCCAAGGGAAAAAAAAAATGTATCATTGAATTTTTTGAAGATTTAAAATTGTACTTGCAAAGTAATCCAGACAAATATCATTTATATAATATATTAAACACAATTTATAAGAATGAATTAAAAGATCAATTAATAAATTATAAACTAGATCTACAAGACTTGGAAAAGCGAGAAATACAACAAGAAAAAATTGCAGATTATTATAATAATTCATTGAAAAGTCCTTTATGGAGTCAAGCAAGAACTGAAAAGGATAAACGCAAAAAGCAACAACATCAAGACAGGAAAGCTCTTGGATTATGATTTAACCCTAAAAAATTGATTTTTTAAAAATTTTTTAAAAAAAAAAAGTAACTTTCAACGACAAGACTTCAAGAGATTAACCAATTTTTTTTTACAAATCCAGATTTCAACCCAAAAACCCAGGACGCTTCCCATGTTCGAATTGCTTACGATTACAAAGATTTACGATGGCATTCAAGGCAGGCACCAATTTCCTAATGGTTATGGATGTAGTGTAATTAGGCATAGTGGTAGCTACGGAGGAAATCGAGGACTTTTCGAGGTGGCGGTGACGGATAAATATAATAGAATTGTTTACGACACTCCTGTGACAGAAGATGTCTTGGGATACCAGACCAAGGACGACGTAGAACGTATCATGAAACAGATTAGTGAACTGCCTCCCAAGTAATTTTTAAAAAGAAAGTAATGAATAAATGAGACTTTTAAGTTGCGCGGATTATGATAAAGACTATATACAATTGTTGGAAATTTTGACAGAGTCTCCAGAAACAATGTCTAGAGAATATTTTGAATTTTTTGTTCAAAAACTCTGTGATAACCATCAAGTATGGGTTTTGGAAATGAATAATAAAATTATTGGTAGTATGACATGTATTATAGAACCCAAATTAATACATAATGGCTCATTTGTTTTACATGTGGAAGATGTAGTAGTTCATCCGGAATATCAAAAAAAAGGTCTTGGTAAACAGATGATGGAAAAAGTAAAAGAGATTGCCTTTCGAAATAAATGTTACAAGATCATTTTGGATTGTTTAGAAAAAAATCAAAAATTTTATGAATCTTGTGGATTTTCTCAAAAGCAAATACAAATGAGTTTATATTTAGGGTAATAAATAAATGATTCCGGTTTTTCTATCTTTTTCCCAATCCAGTATATAGGAATCCATCATGTATTGAATTAATTCTTGAATAAACTCTTTTCCTTTTTGGCCATTATAAATAAAACCTCCTATCGTTTGTTTACCGGATGACCATAATCTTGTGAGTTGTTTTTGATCTTGACCTTTTAAATCTTTTTTAGTTATAAATTTCCAATTAAAAAATGGATATTTATTTTTTATATCTATAAAGTTTAATTGTTTTTGATATTTTTTGTAAATTTGACTTTGCTTCATTTTAGCATTGGTATAGTATTTAATCCATACTACACCTCCATAGGGCAATCCATGACTTATAATCGCAAACAAAAAATTTTTGAATCCAGAATTAGTATTAAGCAAATTTATCAATTTATCAAGAGAGATTTTTCCTTGCTCTTTTAAAACAGAATTTATAATTTGAGAAACATTAGTTAAAAATGGTTGATGGTAATCCGCAATATATTCATTATCAAAAAAAGCACGAATAAAATCAACCTTGTAATCTAAACATCCTTTGGGATCCATGGTTTGTAAATAATTTACAAATTTATTCAAATCTTGAGAATTTAGTTTTTCCAATTGTCTAAACGCTAAAATAGCATTATAGGCATTTGATTTGAAACTGGAAACGTTTGATTTGTCCAAGCTATGAAATCCAACAAACATTTTCTTTTGCATTTGATCATTAGATTCATGTTCGGCAGTTTTGATTCGTTCAAAAAGTTGTTTAAATATTTCTAATTGCTCTTGAACAATTGGTTTTTTGGTAGCTAATTGCTTTATAATTTGTAAACTGTGATTTAAATCATTTCTAAAGACCATACTTTCAATTAATTTCAAATCGAATAAAGTAATTTCTGGAATTTCCAATTTTAATTGATCAATAAAATCATCACAAGGACCCTGAAAATCTTTTAAAGCATTTTCGAAGCAAATTTGTTTTAGAATCATATATTGTTCGATAGGAGTATGATGTATATCAGGATTAGGACAATTAGGTAAATCGGGTAACTTTTTTATTGGATTGTAGGAACAGTCTAATTTTTCACATTGAGGTAAATTTGGTAATTGAATTATTTCATTGATAGAGCAATCTAATTCTTTACATTCTGGTAAATTTACTGGTAAAATAGTTATTTGATTCATGGAACAATTGAGTTTTTCACATTTTGGTAATTCTTGAATTTCAGTTAATTCATTAATGGAACAATCCAATATTTTACAAGAAAGTAAATCTGGTAAATGTTTTATACGATTAGATTGGCAATCCAATGTTTTACAAAATTTTGGTAAACTAGGTAATTCGCTCAATTGATTTTTTTGGCAAATTAAAATTTTACATTTTTGTAATTGTGGTAATTCAGTGAATTCATTATTAGAGCAATTTAAGAATTCAATATTAGATACATCTTTTGGTAAATTACTTAAACGATTTGATTGGCAATGTAATTCTTTACATTTTTGTATTTCAGGTAGTCTAGTAATTTTATTGTTTGAACAATCAAGTTTTTGACAATTTGGTAAGTTTGGTAAGTTGATTATTTCATTATTAGAGCAATCTAATTCAGTACATCTTCCTAAATGTAATTCAGTTAATATATTATTTTTACAACGTAAAACCAAACATTCAAATAAATATGGTAATTTTGTCAACTGATTATGACTACAATCTAAAATCCAACATACAGGTAGAAATGGTAATTGTGTTAATTGATTCCGTTGGCAATACAAATAATTACATTTACGTAATTCTGGTAATTTTGTAAGATTACAGTCTCTACAGCTCAATGAAGTACAATTTGGTAGTTTTTTAATTTTTTTAAAAATTTCTACATTTTTAGAATTTATTTCGACATCCTTACTATTTAATAAATCTAGAACTATACTACTTTCCTCTGCTGTAACTCCTGTTGTATAATTTGCGATTTGATTTATCCTAATCGACATTTTATTATAAAAAAATTAATTTAAAAATTAGTGATCATCATTGTAAAGCCCTATTAGCGCAGTTGGATAGCGCGTGAGCCTTCTAAGCTCAAGGTCATGGGTTCGAGTCCCATATGGGGTAAAGGAAAAATGAAATTCATTTTTTTAATTTCATTTTAAAAATAAAATGAATCAACCCTCTGCTCCTTCTTATTATGAGCATCCTTATCCTGTCCATAATACAGAAAGATATTATGTTCCACAACCTGAACAACCACGTGTTATTTATGTTCAACAACCAACTTATTATCCTCCTCCCAGAAATTCATGTTTACCTATTTTAGAATTGTTGTTGTGTTTTTGTTGTTTAGAAAATTTTCTTTAAAAATTGAAACTTCAACAAGAATATTTAAAAAATACAAAAAATATGATCCCTTTTGTTTCCAAAATAATTCAAAAAAGAATAGAAAAAGTTCCTGTAACCAATATTCTTAAAGACTCTCTTGCTATGGCAGGAGGAATGGTTGGATTTTTTGCTAGTATTAAAGATATTTTCAAGTACGAAAATGGTTTTTTAATACGACCAATAACTTACACGGCAATCGGTGGAGGTTTGGGTTTTGTGTCTGGATTGTATCCTTTTCATTGTTTGACAGTTTTGGCGGGAATGGATTTGATGTATTGTTACGATAAAAAAAGAATTGATTTTTTAATAAAAACGACTAATTAAATTTAAAACTGAGGTTAAATACTTGTCTTGAAATTCCGGAGTCATGACTTGCTCTGCTAAAATTTTTGCTTTTTTGGCAATTTGTTTCGACATTTCAAAATTAGAATTCATTTCTTTTATAGAACTAATTAAATTGGACAAGTCTTTTTCGATAAAAATATAATTATAGTGATCTTGTAAAAAACAACTCCAGTATTTGATATATTCGGTTTGAAAAAATGGAACCGATCCAGATACCATGATTGTTTCTGGTCTTGCAAATGGTGGGGCGTTATTTCCATCAAAACAAATTAAATAACGGTTTTTATTAAACTTTTCCATAGGTTCCGGTTTTGAAGGTTCTCCAAAGGTTATTGTCATATAATTAATATACTCTTGACCTCCGTTATTTTGACAATCATAGGTATTCATTATTTTTGAATCTAAATATTGAGGAAATTCTTTTGAAAGATGAGCCGCTTTTAATCTAGGTATTTCCATTTTTTTCACTTCCTCAATATTATATAGCCCGCCAGTTTGAGATCCTCTAAATTTTGCAATACTTATTCGTTGATTAAAGGGGATTATATTATTCTTGGTTTTGTAAAATGCCTCTCTAAATTTTGGTTCCATCATGTAGATATCAGGAATTAAAATTTCAATATTTTCTCTGCCTATTTTTGAATAAGCAGAAAGAACAATGACATGTTTTTTAATAAATTCCAACACATTTTCTGGATAATCAATTCCATCCTCGAATTGAATAAAAAAACTAAATGGTAAATCAATATTGGATTTCAAATTGTTAATTTTAGAAATTAAAATATTTCTAAAAGATTCACCTTGTAAAGAGATGATTCCATACACGTCGCAGGAAACATTTTTTTTAGAGTCCATTTTAAAATGTCCAAAACAGTAATGTAAATCTTTAATTAACTTGATAAATTGTAAATCAAAGTCTGGAGAAATTTCTTTTTGACTTGTATATTCAATTACTTTTTCTAATAGTATTTTTTCCATTCCTTTTGGGTCAAAATGTTGTAAATAATAATTAAAAGTATATTTACAAGAGCCAGAGTTCCAAACAGCTTTATTGTTTTTGTTATATAAAACTAGATTTCCATCATCTTGGATTACTAGTGAATGTCCGGAACGAGTATGGGATGCCCAAACTGGTTTACTTTTTGAATATAAAACCAAGTTGCCATCTTCTTGTAATATTAGATTTTTAGTATCTCCAAAAGTATTGGTATGCCATAAGGATCGATTGCTAGCACAATGATAAATTACAAAATTTCCATCATTTTGTAATACAGTCATAAATTTTTTATTGATACTATATAACGCGTCACCAATATATAATGATTCGTTTTTATTCAATTGATGTTTCATTCTATTTTAGATAAACATTTTTTGCTTTTTTTTTGAAAAAATATTTATAATTCATAGACAATGTATTTAAACTCTAATCTAGATTGTTTTAACAATTTGTGTGGTGAAAAATGTAAATGTGAAAGAGGAGCCACAGGTAGTCAAGGTCCAGTTGGTCCCATTGGAGAACCTGGTCCAATAGGAAAGCCTGGACCTATTGGAGCTACTGGTATTCAAGGAGAGCAAGGATTTCCGGGATTACAAGGCTATCCAGGAGCCCCTGGAATTCAAGGTTCCCAAGGTCATCAAGGAGTTACAGGTCCACAAGGAGTACAAGGTATCCAAGGGGAACGCGGAGAAATGGGTCCGCAGGGTCTAAAAGGCGAACAGGGACTCGCTGGTTCACAAGGTGACAAAGGCGACAAGGGTGACAAAGGCGACAAGGGTGACAAAGGCGACAAAGGTGACAAAGGCGACATGGGTGACAGGGGTTATCCTGGAGAAAAAGGCGACAAGGGAGACAAGGGTGACAAGGGAGACAAGGGTGACAAGGGAGACCAGGGAGACAGGGGTTACCAAGGTGAAAAAGGCGACAAGGGAGACACCGGTCCACAAGGTATACAAGGTTTACAAGGTCCTCAAGGTATTCAAGGTCTAAATGGAGTTACAGGAGAACAAGGTCCAAAGGGAGAAAATGGCGTTACAGGTCCTCAAGGAGTTACAGGGTTACAAGGAGTTACAGGTCTACCTGGTTCAAAAAATATTTTTGCAGGTAAATCTCAATTGTCCTCTAAATCTTGTTGTGATGTTTCTTCCGTAAAAGTTTATAATCCACAAGTTACCCCGGAATCCATTATAGTAGTTACTCCAACAGAAGAATATGCTCAAGTCTATTCTAGTTTATACGTTTCCAATGTAGGAAATGGGTATTTTTGTGTATCTGGAACATGTTTAATTCCCTATATTGATAGTGATTTGTCATTTAATTATATTGGTTACAACTTTTCCCAATAAAAATTGATGAAAATCTAGATGAATTATTTAGAGTATAAAAAATGATCTATATTGGAATTAATGGTTTTGGAAGAATAGGAAAATGTGTATTTTTACAACTTTTGGAAAATCCTTTATTTCAAATTCAATGTATTAATACATTTATAAAAGTTACGGACATTTTAGATTATTTATTATATGATAGCACACATCATTATTCCAAAAATTTTGATTTTGAAATTTTGAATGATAAAACCTTTAGAATTAATCAACACAAAGTAACACTAATTTCAAGCAGAGAAGGTTGTGATTGGCGTAGCGAAGGCTGTGAATATATAATAGATGCAACAGGAGCTTTTTTAACTTTAGAAAAAGCTTCGAAACACAAAGTAGATTTTTTAGTGATGAGTGCACCAGCTAAAGATGAAACTCCTGTATATATTTATGGAGTAAATGATTTTAATTATCATGGAGAACCAATTGTTTCAGGATCTTCCTGTACAACAAATTGTATCTCCCCATTATTAAAATTAATCGATGATAATTTTTCAATCAATCACTGTGTATTTACTACCATTCATTCTACAACAGCTTCTCAAAACACGGTAGATGTTATTCATAAAAATTTACGAACTCATCGCACTATTTTGAATAATATTATTCCTCATACTACGGGTGCATCTTCAAATATAACTAAAGTTTTACCAAATCTTGTAGGAAAAGTGTTTGGAACTAGTCTTCGAGTCCCTGTTTTAAATTGTTCTCTTTGTGATATAAATGTCGATTGTCAACAACCAATCTCACTGGATGATGTCAAGAATTTATTGTACAAACATTCACAATACAAAAATATTTACAATGTTTGTGAAAAAAATCTAGTTAGTTGCGATTTTTTAACGACCACCACACCTACTATATTAGATGTTAAAGCTTCCATTTCAACAGGAATAAGTAAGTGTAAATTAATGGTTTGGTATGATAATGAATGGTCCTATTCTGCTCAACTAATTCGATTAGTAACGACAATGTATCGTTTTAATTCATCAAAAATTTTGTCCAAGTATTTGTATACTAATTTACACTTGAAAAATCAAAAAATTGTGTTGCGTTTAGATTTAAATGTTCCTATAAATAAATTGTTGGTTGTTGATGATTTTAGAATTCAATCATGTATCCCAACTATAAAAACTATTCTTGATTGTAATCCTAAATACATTCTTTTGACTTCTCATTTAGGGCGTCCCAATGGAAAAGACTCCAACTTTTCTCTTTTAATTGTAAAACCTTTATTGGAAAAGTATTTGGAAAGAACAATAGTTTTTTTACCTGATGGTATTAACGATGATACAAGAAATTTATTGGAAACATCAAAAGAACAAATATTTTTATTGGAAAACTTGCGTTTTCATCCAGAAGAAACTAATTATATTTATTATAATTCTGGAAATGAAATAATTGATATGTATAAAAGTTTGGGTGACGTGTTTATTAATGATGCATTTGGTTGCTTACACCGTAAACATATGAGTATCTACGCAATGAAAGATTTTAAGAAACCGTATGGATACGGTGGTTTGATTGAAAAAGAATTAGAAACTTGTTGTTCTCTTACAAAAAGTAATTTACCTTTATTATGTATTATCGGAGGAAATAAGATTACTGATAAATTACCATTGATTCAGTCTTTTCAACAAATTCCCAATGCTATTGTATTTGTCACTGGAGGTCTAGCAAAACAATACCAAGAATATCCAAAACACAATATCGTAGTCATGAAAGATGGATATGGACCTCTTGGAGAAACTCAAGTACGAACCTATATTCCAGATATTAATAATACAGATATAAATGTATATGATATTGGAGATGAAAGTCTAGAAATTTTGATGAATTTGGTGAAAAAATCAAAAATTATATTTTGGAATGGCACTCTTGGATGGATTGAACATGAAAATTATGCAAAGGGTAGTCTAAAATTTGTAGAATTTTTGGAAAAACAATCCAATAAAGAAATAATAATTGGTGGAGGAGAAACCGCATCATTGATTAAGAATAAAAACCACAAACATTTTTATGTCTCTACAGGAGGAGGAGCTCTAATGGAATATTTACAGGAAAAGATTAACTGGAATAAAAATATAGTAGGGCTTGAAATTTATGAATAGATTGCTAATTGACCGTTTTTCATGACAAGTCTTTTTTCAAATAAAGAAAAAATTTGTGAATCGTGTGAGACACAAATAATGGTGCATTTATTTTTCATCAAATTTAAAATTTTAATCATCATATTTTTTATAATAGGATCTAAATTGGCGGTAGGTTCGTCCAAAATTAGAATTTTTGGATTTTTGAAAAAACATCGTAATAAAATAACAATTTGTTTTTGTCCTCCAGATAAATTTGTAGCATCTTTATTTTGAATAAAACTTGCTAAAAATGGGTAAATTTCCAAATTTTCTAATTTTGACATTTGTTCTTGTTCTGATAAATTCATTCCATAAAATATATTTTCCAAAACACTTCGTTTAAACAATTCAATCTTTTGATGCATCATGGTTACATTGTTACGCAGATGTTCAATATCTATATTTTTTATATCAACTCCATCAAAGGTAATCGAACCACTAGTTGTAAAATAATACCCGCAAATCATTTTAAGTAATGTGCTTTTACCAGAACCAATATCTCCAGTAATGAGCACAGATTGTTGATAAGGAATTATTAAATTAATGTTTTCTAAAATAACTATATTATCAATTTTATAAATTACATCTTTAATTTCCAAGTTGTAGTTTGATAAATTTTGTATCGTTCCAAAATGAATTTGATTTTTATTTATAGTATTTTCAAACTTTTTGTCATTCCAAATGGGTCCAAAACTCATGACTGTATCTGAAAATTTTCTTAAAAGGGCTTCAAACGTTCGAATCATTAGAATAATTGCAACCACTAATATAACTAGTTTAAACATTGGTAATGTATTGTTTTTTACAAATAAATATCCCATAAAAATAACAATAAATGCGTAGACTGATATTAAAACAATTATTGATAATCTATATAAACTAATAAATCTTAATTCTTTTCTAAAGGATTTTTGTAAATCGTCTTCTTTTGAAGATAAACGTTCTTTTTCAGTTTTAAATGTATTATGGAGAGAAATGTTTTCATTATTTCTTAAAATATCAACAAATTCATTACTTTGATTCACTTCACATACATGACGTTGATAGCTTAATTTACAAATTTTCAAATAAAAAAAACCAATTAATAAAAAATAAGAAATCATATAAAATAAGCTAAAAAGCCCTATTTTCCAATTGATATAAAATAAAAATGCAGCAAAAGCTATAAATGTAAGAATAAATGGTATAATAAAAGTCATTGAATTAATATACCCAGAATAGATAAAATAGGGCAAATTTTGTAACTTTATTAGTAACTCTCCATTCTCAATAGATTGAATTCCTACTTTTTTATTGGTTGTTTTATCAAATAAATCTAATCGAACATTCGTATTTATAGAAGGAATAATTTTGGTATCAATCATCTCTCGAACATATTTTAAAATCATTATAAGAATAAATGCCAAAAAAAACATGCAAATAAAAAACCAAAACTTTTTAACATTTTTTTGATTAAAAAAAATCATTCCAGACAACCAAGACAATAATAAAATTTCTATAGGATAAATTAATAATGTCAAAAATAAATTGGACCAAATAAAACCTTTATTTTCATTATAAACATTATTTATACATTCTTTATACATTTTATTAAAAACTATTTATTAATAAAATGAATTTTTTAGATTTTCTCCAATTGGCGAAAAAAGTTTCTCCCACCATACCTACATTAAATAAGATGAAAAAGTTATCCATCACTAAAAATTTGTCAAAAATCCCGGAATCTCGTAATGAGCTTTATTTTGCTATATTACGTCAATGTTACAAATCCATTACTAATATTCAACAAAGAAAAAAACAATATATTTCCAGTATGTTAATAACATCTGGACAACAAATACAAGATTTTCAAGGTGTCATTATTAATGTTCCCGATGGAAATAAATGGTATGGATTTTCTATTGAAGACATCATAGGTCTATTTCATGGAAATTTATGCATGTCCATAGCCAATGAAACCTTTGTTGATCAAGTTCCATTGGTAACCCTTGATGAAAGTTTTCGATTACCTTCTAATCCTTTTGATAATAAACCCTTTTCAATTCAACAATTGAACGAAATCGTTTCTCAACTAATTTATTATCAGGTAGAAATTGAATTCCCTGAAGTACAAATATTTTTGGAAAACTTTCAACAAATTATAAATGATTCAAATCAAAGCTTTGATACTAAAATGTATTTGAAAAAATTTTTTGAAAAAAACGGATTACTATTTTATGAAGATGTTATAGTAAGAGGACGAAACATTTATAATAATTCAAGATGGTTACCGGCCAAAAAAAAATTAAATAAAGACTGGTGGTTAACTTTTATTTAAAAAATTGACTAGATCTTGAATTTCTTTTTCATTAATAGGAATACCCAAGATTTAATGAATTAAATTTGTATTTAATACACAAGTAATAGGATATACGTTTTTATTTGATAATTTTTTGCAAATATATTGAATATTTTCAATATCCATTTGTCGATCGTTGTGTTTATTTCTATAAAAAATAGTGCTTTTATAGGGTAAATTTTGCACATCTTCTACTTCAATGAAATATCCAAGATGCACTGGTTGAATTTGAGGAAATTTCTTTTGGATCAAAGCACCAATCGATACATCATCGATTGTTTTATAATCGATTTCTTTTTGATTTTCCAATATTTGATGCAACAAATTTTTAGAAAAAATAATACTGGTGCCACTCGCAAATGGTAGCCCATAATATAATAATTCACCAATATGATCATTTTCAGGTTGCCATTTTAAGTTTATAATTTGACCTGAAGCATAATTGGGCATTGTATCAATTAATTTTTGTTCTAAAAGCTTGAAATTTACAATTGTGCTTATATTGGACCGAATAATATAATCAAACTCTTTATCTTTTACGTATTGTAAAGCCTCGATCGTTTTTTTCAAAATGCCAGGAATTCTAGATTCGTAACCAAAAATATTTAGTACATCATTTTCCATATAGGGATTGTGAAAGCTTTCTTGATTCGAATATCTATAATATATAGTTTCAACGTCAGGACAAAAATCCTTGTAAAAATTTCTAGTTATTTCATACATTTGATTATAATATTCATCATTGGAATATAATACTAGATTTAAAATTTTTAATTTTTTGTTGTTATAAAATTGCTGAATAAAAGAATTATACAGCTGTATGCTTTCATTAGCATCAATCACAAGACTAATATGTTTTAATACATTGGGTACCGGATCTCCTAAAAGTTCAGCTCTTTTTTCATCCGTTGCAGGTATTGAAATTATATCATTATCTATACGACATTTTACCAATATATCAAAGGTCACATTTTTGTAATTATTTTCTATTCCATATAAAATTTTCATAATTTTATAGGCTAATAGAATTATTTAAATTATAATTAATCTTTTGTTGTTATAAAAATTCCAAGATTTGATGAATTACAATATAGTTTTTCAAAATTGGAAAAATTTGTAATGTTTTAATAATTGTGGAATATTGATGTGTGTTTCGATATAAACATGCTACCTTTTCCATACCTTTTTCTATTTTACTATTATACAAAAGTAATAATTTAATCGATTGTAATTCTCCTCGATAAATTGCTAATCTTAACGCAGAAATTCCATTCATATCTAATAAATTTGGATCTGCATTGTTTTCTAATAATAAACTACAAATTTTGGTATTTCCTCTCATGGCTGCTCTGTGTAGTGGAGTATATAATCTTGAATCACATTGATTCACATTGACGCCTAAAGAAATTAATTTTTCAAGCATATCTATTTGATATTTATGATTACATGAAATAATATGATGAAAATATCCAAAATTTTTATGTTTATAATGCGGATCGGCTCCTTGCTCTAATAAATATTTAAAAATTTCCAAGTTTCCTTGTTGTATTGAAACGGCTAATGGTGTTTTATCCATGATTGCAATAACTTTATCTACCTTTGAAGGATCTTTAGACAAAAGATTTTTAACTCCAGATATTGAATTATTGCTTATATAAAAATACATTTTTTCTGGCTGGTATTTTGTGGCTCTTAAATATGAATTATCTAAACCAGCAAAAAAATGAGTATTACAAGAGCTTAAGCTTTCACTATCTAATGATATATTCATTGTATTATTATTATATATAAGGTCTAATGAATTTTTGTTAATTTTTGTAATAATAGCCAACACCCAAATAGATGGAGAAAGACATATTTCTACAGGATCATTTAATTTTAAAGTTTTTCTCCAATCTTTTAATTTTGTAAATGCTGGTAAAATTCTTTGGGAATTTTTGGGAATTATTTCATCCCATTTTACTGACCAGCCCTTAAAATGCACATGATAATCATTCATTAAAACAGCATTTATTATTCCTTCTCTCCATACACTATCAAGATCTATAACGTCCACTAAATCTCCTTGTTTAAACATTTTTATAAAAATCTAAAAAGGTTTTATAAAAATTCATTTTTCTAAATAGTAATTCCAAGTTTTTCCAAATTATTATTTTTGGATTCCCAAGGCATTGATTTTCCATTTTTTTCTGCATCTAATTCTAGTTTTTCCAAATCAAAAACAGAAATACTACGTTGCTTCCACATGTAATCTTGTTGTTGTTTTGTAGTCATGGATTCTCCATAAATAGAGACAATAACATTTTCTGCTTCTTCAATAAACGTTGTGAATTTTTGCTGAATTTCTGGAATGTTTCCAAAATTTTTCATCATGATTTCCAATTCATTCATAAATTCTGGAGGTTTTACATTCGGCATGGGAGAAGTTTTTGAACCATCCGCTAATAACATTGGTTTTCTAGTTCGAAATGCTTCATACATCAATTCTTTTCGCTTTGACATATTCGATTCTCTAAAAAGTTGTCGTAATAAAATCTTACAAGGAGTTAATTTGTCGTCCATTGCATCTTGTGTATATTTAATCATATTGGAAAAAAAATGAATGGCATGTGTTGCATTTGCTTTTTGTGCTTGTTGTAGATTTGATTTCATTAATAATATTATAGGTTCATCTATTTGTTCATGTTCTAGCATACTAGAAATTTTTTCTTGAATATTGGGAGATTTTACCAATTCTTGAAAACGCTCCGAAGCAAGATTCAATCTTTCTTGCATAATTGATTTTACGTTATTTTGTATTTCAATTAATTTGGATTTTATTTGTTCCTTTTTTTCAGTAAAAAGTCGGTTTTCCAAAACATCCAAAAATTCAATTGTACATTTATTATAATTTTTTTCAACAATGGTAGAATTAGAATTTAACATTACTTCTAATAACTGATTATAACTTTGATCCGCAAATTGAGAATAGAGTTTATGTTTAAATTTGACATTTTGAACAATATTTATAAACGCATTTCCAAACGTTAATAAACAAAATAAACAAGTAATTTTCATTCTAAATTATTTAATTGAAATACTCTAAAATTTCAATTTTTATTCTTGCTACTATTTTTTTTAAAATTGGTCTTGGTATTGGTCTTGGTCTTGGTATTGGTCTTGGTATTGGTATTGGTCTTGGTATTGGTATACCTGCTGCCATACCCCAGCGCTTCGGTTCAACATATAATTTCCATCGGCTCTACGGGGAGGGGGGTCTTGACCTTGGTATTGACCTTGACCTTGGTATTGATCTATATGCTGAGGAAATAATTGATCTCTTGCTCTCACTAAATCCCAATTAGTTGTTTCTAATATATTTACAGCATCTTGACGTGGAATCCCCATTTGAACCAAACGTTGAATGGATTGTCGTTGGGGAGGAGTAAACCTAGATTGCTGTTGTTTTTGTTGTTGAGTATTTTGAAATCTTGACCACTCCATATCTTCCAACACTAACCCTTGACCAATTTTTTCATAACGAGTGATTTCATCTGGATAGGTTTTTAAACTTTCTAATTCGTAATATGCATCTACTTTCACTAAATCTAATTTGGCACTTTGGTCAGTAACAACAGAAAAAAAGTTATTTCCAGCTTTTAATAATGGTAAAAAAGAATTTCTAGATATACAAAATGAATTGGGACGAGTAGAATACATAAACACTTGAGTAGGAGCATCTTGTTTTTTGTATTTTGTTTTGGAAAAATTTCGTTGAAATGTATATACATTTGAAAATTGTTGTAAATCCATTCCAAAAAATTGAGAATTTCGTTGTATTACTATTTTATTAGGCTGTGCTAAAAAGTCTACAATGTTCATTTCAGTTCCTGGATCCAAGATATCTTGTACTTTAACCCCTCTAAATTGTTGAGGTATTTTTTGTTGTTGTTTTCTTTTCTTTTGTTGACGTGCTTTTTGAATAAGGTCTAGTAATTGTTGTTTCGTCATTTCTTGTAATTGTTGTTTTGATTGCTGTTGTTTTGATTGTTGTAGTTTATCAATTAACATTTGTTTTGGAATTTGTTCAAGATTTCTAGTTTTAAAGGATTGAAAAGATATTTCTCCTCGTAACAAACTTTGTAATAAATTAGTAGCTTTTTTATTATTTTTTAATATTTGTAATTGTTTTAATAATTGTTGTCGATTTTGACTCGTACTTTTAGTATATTCTTTCAAGATGGAGATTGGAATATTTTCTTTTTCTTTTTGAAATTTTGACAAAGAAGTATTTCCTGTCATGTAATTATTTAAAAGCATCTTAAAAAAGGCATTTTTACTAGAATTTTTTCGTTGAATTTGTTGTAATTTTTGTTTGACAGGAAAATATTCTTTTAATGTTTGATAAATTGATAAAGCAGCGTCCCATTGTTTCAACATAAAATAAACGTCTGCTAAATTTTTTTTCATCGCTAGGGTTTCTGGATGATTTTCTCCAAATTTTTTAGCTTTTGATTCTACAATTTTTTCCAAACCGGGAATTAATGATTGTAATATTTCATCAGGAATAATTTCCTGTTTATTAAATTTTTCCATCATTAAATGTTTAAAGTTTAAAGTATTGGTAGTGGCATTTTCTAAATAGAATAAATATTTAGGAACAAAATCGTCCCCAATTCTAAATCTTTCATAAAATAATAAAATTGTGCTTAATGCATTAATAGTTTCAGGATGATTTTGTCCTAATAATTTTTGTCGATAATTAAAAATTTTTTCATACATATCTCTGGATTCTGCGCATTTATATAAAATATTGCATTCATATTCAAATAAAACCCTCGCCAACATTCCATAAGCCTCCATAATTTCAAACTCTGATGCCTGAGTATTTATTCTAAATTCTAATTCGTCTCGTAATAATTTTATTGATTGTTGTAAAGAAGGTTTTGTATTAAACAAGTATAGATAAACTGCATGTGATAACCGGTCCGTTCTAGTTTTGGGAAAGTTGGTAAATATACTCCAGGCTTCCTCATATTGTTTCATCCATAATAAACAAATTGCAATTTTAGATAAAATTTGATCATTGTGACCAAATTTATCATAAATTTTTTTATAAATTTCATATGCTTTTTCAAATTCTCGATGATGATATAAATTGTCCGCTTCTTTTAATAATTCTTCAAAAGTTGACTGGTATAAATGAGAATAACGTTGTTGAATAGCTTGAACGGAGTCCATTTTTCTTTAAATTAATTTAATTATTTTTTCTTGAATTATTTGATTTTTAAAAGGTGAATCCATTATAAACCAAGAAGGATATTCTTCTTCATCTAACCATAAAGGTCTAAAATTTTGATTAATTTTGATTTGATAATCTTGTTCAAAAGCATTATAATTTTCTAATTTTTTTATTACGGGTTTGCTAGAATTGTTTTTAAAATGGAAACTATAATATTCCAAATGCTTTATTATATTTTCCTCATAGATTATAATTTCTGTTTCATCTTTAGAAATAATACTAACTTGACCTAACAGTTCCATATCACTTTTAATCTCTTCCATATTTGATTGGTATAAAATTTTATATAATTATGTTCAATTTTTTTAGTTTAAGCAAAAAAATACGAATTATACAAATATGTTAAAAACAGCCTTTTTAATAGTTTCTACTTTTTTATTTTTCAGTATTTATGCTATATCATTTAGATATAATATTGCAATTGGTATATCTTGTTATGGTATCATCATGATTATGTATTTTTTGGCACAATTAGTATTTTCAACCCTGAATAATAAATTATATTGCACATTAGCTCGAAACGATTGGGTTCTTAAAAATAGTGAGCGATCGTTTTTAAACTTTGAAAATAATACAGTGGTGGAAAATCCATTTAAATGCGTTTTAATTATGGTAGGTCATCGAGAACGAGAAGATTATTGGGAAAAAGCATTACATTCCGTAAAAAAATTAAACCCAATAAATCTTTGTCATGTGTATTTTATAATTGATGGAAACCAAGAGGAGGACTTGTATATGAGTAAAAAAGCACATGAAATTTTTGATTCTAATTATTGTGTAGATTTTAAAGTTAATATTATACCAATAAGTCAACGAGGCAAACGTGGAGCCATGTTTTATGGATTTGATCGAGTTCGAAAAGACTATCCTAATCAAGAAAATAATATTGATGTGGTTGTTTCAGACTCTGATACAGAATTACATGAAAATTCAATTTTACGTCTTCAAGAGTGTCTACGATCCAATACGAATAATGGATGTGCAACAGGTGTCTTGTCTATTTATAATTTACAAGACGGGCTCCTTCCCAAAATGATTCATGCCCGATACAATTATGCGTTTATGATTGAAAGAGGAGCAACTTCGTATTTTGGATGTATGACATGTTGTAGTGGTCCTTTAAGTATTTATCGTCTATCGGTTCTCAACGAAATGATTTTGAAAAAATTTATAACCCAAAGTTTCCTGACTGTAAAATGCGAACCAGGAGATGATCGACACTTGACAAATTTGGTTTTGGCACAAGGTTATTATGCACGTCAAACAAACTTTAGTACTGCATCCACAGAGGCACCAGAAACTCTTTATCGATTTTTAAATCAACAATTACGTTGGTCACGCTCTTATTTTAGGGAATTATATTGGCAATTAAAAGCTATAGAAAAACAATCATATTATTTATCGTTTGTGACTATTTATGAAACTTTATTTCCATTTTTTGTGACTGCATGGATGATTAAAATATTATTTTTTAACCGAGATATAGAATCGGTTTATCGAGGAGTTTTAATTTCAGTAACCATTCTATTTATTAGAACTTGTATATTATTTTCTTACATGAAACAATGTATAACTTGGTATAATTTATTATATTATCCAACTTATCTAACAATGTTATTACCTACAAAGATTTATGCTGTCTATTCATTATTAAATAATAGATGGGTTACTGCTCCTCGATTTCAAAAAACATTACAATGTAATTTTTCATCTCATTTTTTATTTTTAACCTTGTGGAATTTAATGTTGATTACAGGAGTTACACGACATTTATTAATTTATTTTGGTTTTAATATTTTTTAATTATAGAAAATGCAATACGAAACGGTTGATTTTTTAATCAATACAGATTCAAATCTAGTACCTTCCCCAACGCCAACACCGACACCTGCTCCAACTCCCAAATCTTGTCCGGAAACATTAAATAATGTTAATACGTTTATACCTATTAAACGAGTTGTTCCTAAATTTCGTGGACCTTACATAAGAATTCAATATGCCAATCCAAATGATGCTCGTGTTGTAAGAGGTACCACTACAGTTACAGCCAAAGATTGGTATGTAAATCAGGATACACTCTAAAATTGATTACACAAAAGTTTCTAAAAACCTCAAAATAGATGAAGATCTTATTTGATTATATTCGAGTAAATAATATTCAAGGTGTTAAAAGTATTTTAGAAAATAATAACCAATTAATTCAATTTCAACAAGGTGGGTATGATCTTTTTCATGCTGCAATATTTTATTGTGAATCTAGCACAAAAAATTTTGAAATGTTACAACTTTTAGTAGAATTTGGTGCAGATATTAATAGTTTTTATACTGATGGTCATAATGAATACACTCCTCTTAAAAGAGCTTTATTCAGGAATGATACAAGTTTACTACTTTTTTTGTTACAAAGAGGAGCCAATCCAAACCAACTCTTTGGAGAACATTATAAAACAACATGTATACATTATTGTGCAAAATATTCTAAATATAATTTTCTATCATTATTGATTGAATATGGTGGAGATATAAACATCGTAGATGGTTTTGGTAATAATATTTTACATATCATTACAATGTTTTTTACCACAGTTTATAATGTAGAATGGATGATTCTAAAAGGATTAAATCCTTATCATAAAAATTATGAGGGTAAAATTCCTTTAGAGTATGTTGCTAAAACTATTTATTTACAAGTAGATAGAACGATTCAAAATGCAATCTTAAAAATAAATATAATCAAGAATAAACTACCACAAAATGTTGTAGTAGTATTTCAATCTTTTTTTTAACTCATATAATAACATTGATGACATGAACACACACAAGCCCAGCCTTTATCAACTTTTTTAAAAAAGATTTCTTGTTTACATTCTTGATCACATATTCCCATGGTTTGATTTTCTTTGAGTTTGAAAAATAGTTTATCTAGATTACAAATTTCTTGTAAATGAGTTTTACCATAGAGTTCTTGTTGTTTAGCTGCTTGAGTTAATTCGTATTGTTTTTTAAATTCTTCTACAAGATCCATTTAAAAATTTACAAAATGATTTTGAACAATTTTCAATTTTTATTTACCAAATTAAAAATGAATAGTAATACTACAGTTCCATTAGATCCAAGTAAAAAGTTTTATCAAGCCTATAATAATCATTTCAATTATTTTAGTTTTGAAAGAGTTTATCAAGGTCATGTCTACGAACCAAAACCGAACTCTATATTGTTATGTTTACCCAACTATACCCCTACATTTTTGGAAAGACCAATATTGTATTGGATGTTTTTACCAAAATATTTCTAAGAATCTTTTGGCAACGAGGTATAATAAATCAATTCATCGTAAAATTCTTTATAATCTTGTGGATTCTTATTGGTTATCCAGATTTCTGTTCTTCCAATCATTTGATATATTGCCATTGGAGCATACCAAGAAGCATAGGTTAATCCAAAAATAAATCCTCGAAAAAATTTTTCCATCTTTAATTCGGGATTTTTAGGTTTTGTTTTAGGTTCCGAAATCATACTTCGATAAAATCCATTGACATACAATGGAGCTAGAGCAACGTATAATTTATTTTTCATTTTATTTTAATTTTTTAACCGATTAAATTAAAAATTAAATCCTGGGGGTGGAGGAGGCCCTCCAAAAAAGGGAGGAGGACCTCGAGGCCCCGGATTAAAGTTAATCAGAAAAATAATACCTAAAATCATCAAGATAAGAGCAACGATTATTGCAATTACCATGAACAAAAAGCCATTATAAAATAATGCATAATTCGATGCTCCGTTACCCACTAATGTTTTACATACGGAGTGGATTTGCTTATAACTAATTTTAGACCAATTTACAGAAGTAAGAATAAAGGTTCCAATAAAGTTAAAAGCGATAGTAATTCCAACTACCCATTGTAATAAATTTAAATTTCCTGATGGATATACATAGTAATATCCACATAAACAAATACATACAATATATAAAATTAAAGTAAAAATACCGTAAATATAATCACTGCGTATAAGTTTATATTGCGCTGACGTTAAATTAGTCGCTTCTTTTGCTTTTTGGTAAGCACTCATAATTTTGGAAATAATGGATAAATTAATGATTAATAATACTAATAAAAATAAACAAGTCATTCCAATCCATAAAACAGTAGTTTTGATATTAGACTTTGGAGCTTGAATTTGTAATTTTTGTTGTTTTTGTTCCTGTTTTTGTGACTTAATTCCTAATTGTTGTTGGATATCTATTTGTTGAAATTGTTGTTGATTATTTTGTTTTTTCATGTTTTTTTTAATTTATAAAAAATAATTAAAATTACACATTATTAAAATAACATGCAATCTACGCAGGAAAATCAAGATCAAAAAAAATTAATGGAAATTATTACTCCATATACCAATAAATTGTCTATAAGTGACTTGACAAAAGATCAATTAGTGAAAGCAATTGATCAAAATATTACAAAAATGACAAATGATTTTAATGAAAAGTTTACAAAAAATGGAATAGTCTTGAAACAATATCAATATAAGAAAGATAATTATAAAAGAGCTAAACAAAAGCTTGATCAAGCAAAAAGATTGGTAGTTCAACGTCCTCAAGGAGTATCTGTAAAACAAATTTTAGAGAAAAAAGGAAATACCCAAAAGCTTGATTATTTAGGAAAAAATAAAGAAAATAAAGTTATCCTACCTCCAGGAGGACCAGGTTCTTTACTTAATTATAATTTCCCAGATGGAGATTCGCCAAATAATGTACCAGAATATAAAAAAATAGCCAAGGCTATTAAACTTTTACAAGATATGGTTCAAAAACAATTAAAAACACGGTCTCAAACAGCACAATCTACAGCACCAGTTTCTCAGCCTCAAACAACTCCAGCTCCAAGTCAAGCAGTAGTTACATCTGGACAAGGACCACCACCACCACCACCACCACCACCACCACCTCAAACACCAAAACAAGGTCAGGGTTCATCTGGACAAGCACCACCACCTCCTCCTCAAGCTCCAAAACAAGGTCAGGGTTCATCTGGACAAGGTCAAGCACCACCACCTCCTCCTCCAACTCCAGCTCAACAAGCTGGAGTCTCACAAAACCCAGCACAAAAAATACAACAACAAATTAAAAAAATTCAACAACAATACAAGAATTTATTAGATAATAGTAAAAATCTTCATCCTAACCAATTGAATGGAATTTTACTAAAAATTTTAGATGGTTTGAAAAACCAAACAACAAAACAAAAATATATTGAATTGTTAAAACCAACATTGAGCACATTATCACAGGAAAATACTTTTGATGAAAAGGATATTCCAACTTTAACCCAAAGAGAAAAAATAATAAAAGAAATCTTACAAGCAATCGATCTAGCTCAAAAACAAAAACTAGCAAAAATAAAAGAAAAACAAGTTGAAGCTGCAAAAGCAGCGAAAGAAGCCGAACAAGCAGCCCAAAGAGCCATTCAACAAGCCAGAGTAAAAGCGGATCAACAATCAAAGAGAAAGGCAGCAGAAGCACAACTACAAGCAAAACGACTTGCAAAAATAGCTCAACAAGAACAAAAAGCTGTAAAAGAAGCTCAACAAGCCCAAAAAGCACGAAAGGAAAAACAAGCAGAAGACATTGCTAGATTACAAGCTCAAGAAAAAGCAAGAAAACGAAATCAAGCTAAAAAAGCGGCAGATGATGCCTGTGAACAATGTCAAAATAAAAAGAAACTAACTCTATTAGACGAGGTTCAATCTCAACAAATTCTCTTAGGTGGCGGTCAATCACAACAACCAACCGGGGCCTCTCAACAATCCACAAAACAACAACAACAACGTCAGTTTAATATTACAAACGGTCAACTAAATATAATAAATAAAACTTTTAATCCAGATCAATTGGTTCAAAAATTGGGACAAAACCCTAATTTATCACAATTAAAAGCAATTTATCTGTCAGGTAACAAATTAGGTAATCAGGGTTTGAAAAAGATTATTCCTGTTTTATCAAAAGCTAATTCTTTACAGAAATTATCAATTCAAAATAACGATATTGCAAATCCAGGCGCTATTCAATTAGCGAATAAAGGTTATCCTGAATTGAAAGCTTTAAAATCATTAAGTGTAGCTAATAATAAAATAGGACCTGTAGGAGCCGATGCATTAATTAGAAGACTTAAATTTAATAAAGATTATAGTCCAAATCTTGGACAAATAAATTTTTCTAATAATGACACAGAACAAGGAAAATCTCTAAAGAATCAATTTGATACTTACGAAACGAATCTAGCTAGTATGTTGAGAGTTTTAAAACAACGAACTCCAGAAAGAAGTAATATAAAAGTAACATATTAATAAAAAAATGAATCTACGTCTTGCTTTTTTGACACTTGTCGTGAATTGCTTGTCTATATTTCCTTCTTTCATTAAAAAGACTATTTTCCATAGAGCTATTAAAAACAAACCTCTAAACTTTACCATTCGACCAAATTCAATTTGGACGGCATATCCAATCCAAAATGAAACAGAAATTTTAAAAAAATTACCCAAAAATTTGGAATTGTCTCCCATTTCTATTTTTAAAACCTCGACTCCTAAAAAATATTTATTTTTTAATTTTTTTGGAGTAGATAGTGATTTTTTAAACGGTTATCGATTAGAAATTGTCACTGTAGTAAAAGAACCTTGGAGTAATAAGAAAAGATTCATCATTTTAGATTATTACAGTAATAGTATTTCTAGCGATCCAATTCATTGGTTTAAAAAACCTAATGCGAATCAAATGTGTGTTTCAAATACAAACAATCTTTTGAGTGCGTATATGGACTCTAATTATCTTTTTGTTGGAGAAAAAAATAATCACATAAAATTATTAACTAGTGAATTTAGCATTAGTTGTAATAAAAATATTTATTATGGAACCCCAAAGTTTCATTTACCAAATCTATTAAAATTTGATAAGCATCTCTTGTCCAAAGTCATTGTATTTGATAAATTTCTTGTCCATAATAAACTTTGGGGACATACCATTAAAAATAATAAACCAGATTTTGCATTTTTTTATCCCCATTCAATTCACTTTGATATAATTCCTGAAAAATTAATTAATGAAACTGAAACTAATTATCAAGAAGAAGATAAAATTCAACCAGGAGACTTGTTTTTTTTTGGTGACTTTTTAATTTAATTCTTTTATATTTAAATTATCCAAATATTTCTTGGCGTTTTCATTAGACAAGAATAATGGTGAATGTAATGTTTTTTCGGATGCCAAAAATAACATTGTATTATAGTATTCATTTTTATTAATAATAATATCAGGAAATAGAAATAAATCTAAATCTTGAAATTTTGGGTTGGAAATATTTAGCAATAATGAATTAATAATATCTTGTCCTCTAACAAATTTTAGTAATTCGTGGGTAAGAATCGGTTTATAAAATTCAACAAATTTTGTTTGCTGAATGGAAATAATATTGGCCGATATTTTTTCACTATTTTGATTAGTTTTGATCAACATTAAACAAACTTTTTGAAAACTTTTCACCAAATATTGATGAATTAAATATCCTAAACCGATAAAACTTATTTGTTTAATTCTTTGATCTCTAGCTTTAGTAACACATAGCCAAATAAAAAATGCCATAATGGTGAAAATAAAACTTATTACCACCCAAAATCCAATTTCAAAATTCATAAGTGTTTTCTTTTTATAATCAAATTGTTTTTATTTTTTTAAATAAAAATGCTAGCCTTTGATGAACAAGTTGGAGGATTTGGTCAAGATTTATTGACACAACAAATAGAACATTTACCTTTTTTTAAAGATAAAATGGGTAAAAAATATAATGCCGAGACATTTACTGGCGGGGGATCTGGTGATATTGTAATATACCATAATCCTGATAAAAAATTTTATATTAAAAAATTTTATCATAAAAATACAAGTAAATTTAATGAGCAAAAAAGAAATGCTAAAATTATTAATAAAGCTAAATTGGATTGCTTACCTAAAATGTCAGTTCCCGTAGACGACGTTATATTAATGGAAAACAAATTTAACGATGGTATCACTTTACAAGAATTGCTTAAAAAAACTGAATTATCCAATCGTAAAATAATAAAGTTGGTCCGTAATTTGGTAGAATCTATGTATAAATTACATTCTAAAGGAATCGCTCATGGAGATATTAAAGCAAGTAATATATTAGTCGATCCAAAAACTTTTAATATTCAATTTATAGATATGGGTTCATTATGGTTTAAAAGACAACCAGTTCAGGACCCGTATTCTATTTTTAAGAGTACAATTCAATATTTACCTAAAAAATATAGAAACATATTTTTACAATACGACTTGAATTTTGAAAATATGGTTTATTTTGATAAATATGCAATAGGTAAATTACTTGAACAAATAGAAAGAAGTTATCCATCAGTAAAATTTATAACTGATTTTAAAAATAAATTTCTTGTTCAACAAGCTTACTAAAAATATTTTTTATTATAAAAATGATTCGACCTGGAGAAATTTTAGTTGGTCAAGGAGGTTTTGGAATTGTTGTAAAAAAAAATAATTCTGCAATAAAAATTGGTAAACAAGATTTAAAAAAGCAATATGATATTTTACAATCATTCAACCATCCTAATATTATTCATGTTACTGATTTACAAATACAAAGTCCGTTAAAATATCGTTTAACTATGCAGGGATTATGGTTTAATGATGGTTGGGAAGTTTTGAGCAATTTTATAGATTCAGGAAATTTTAAAAAAAATTATTATCATATTTTGGCAAAATCATTACCACAACTAGTGGAAACCATAAGCTATTTGCATGAAAAAGGTATTGCTCACCGTGATTTAAAACCAGATAACATATTTATTAGAATTAAAGATCGAGAACCTAGAATTAAATTAATAGACTTTGGACTGGCTTGCGATCTTGCTTATTGTAAAGGTACAGTAGGAACTATTGATTATTTGGCTCCGGAAGCTTTAAGAATGATTAAAAAAAGAAAAGAATTTTATACTATTGATGAATGTAAAAAACAAGATTTATGGGCTTTGGGACTGATTCTTTATGAATGTATACAAACTGTTTTACCTACTTATTTTTATTTTGGTAACAAAGAATTAGATGGAAAAATATTATCAAAATTTTATTTATTTTTTCTAGGAATTCCAGCTGTGGATTACTATGGATATATAAATATTGGTTATATCTTTTATAAATTTTCATCCACTCAAAGAAAATTACAAAATGCTTTATATTATTTTTTAGAACAAGTCTCTCCAGAAAATATAAAAAAACTTGATTATCATTATTATTTGAAAATTAATCCTTCTCGCCGAAAAATTCCATAAATTATTTTATAACTAATTTTGATGTCAAATAGGTTCCTAACACAATCCACATTTGTGTAATTGTATCGCCTCCAATACTTATTACCCATCTTAGAGCGCGACAATGTGGAGCAGGAACAATAAGAGGAGAAATTAAAAAACCCCAAAAATTGAGAGGAGCGCAAAAACGAGCATATAAGTGAGCACAAGTGTAATGTGCTAAAATCCAAAATAAATAGATTGTGCAAATATTTATAAAATGATTTTTGGTAACCATTTTGAAATTATAGTTTCAAAATTCTATTTAAAATCATTTTTTATTTGTAATTATATAAAAAAAATGAGTTATGGTCCAAAACGACAAGATCAAATGTATCATTTTCAACAACAACAACAACAAGATCAAATAACTTATTATCCAGCAGTAGATGGACAACAAAGACAACAAAGACAACAATTTAGTCAGCAAAGACCGTATCTACAAACTCAGTATATTATGGGACAACAAGGTCAATTTGATGATTGGGATCAAAGTCAATTTCAAGATGCAAGAGACGACTTAATTATTGAGGTTGAAAAAATAGAAGATGGATTAAAAAATTATCAGCAACAAAAACAAAAAGATGAAGAAATAGTGATTGATATTAATTCTACAGATTCCATATTCAAAAAAATAACACAATACCTAAACAAAAAAGAAAATAAATCAATAAATGAATTTTTTGAAATTATTTTTGGTAAAAAAAAATTAAAATCGCAAGGATCAAGAGTTTCTGAAGCAGATAATTTGGAGTGTATTCAAGGTATTAAAAAAGGTTTTGAAATGTTTAAAAAAAATACAAAAATCAATTTAGAAAAAATTAAAAATTTTATTCATAAAAATCAAAGACCATTTTATTATTTTGGAATTTTTATTTCACTTTCTTTTTTAGGTTTAATTTTTAAAGATGAAATTTCACAATTTATTTTAAATTTGTTTGAATCAATATTGAATGCTATTTGTAAACTTTTTTGGAATATTATATCTAGTATTTCTCATGAATTTTCACAATTATTTCAAGACTTGGAAAACTTGATTTCAGCAATTTGGGCTACAATCCTTTGGAAAATAAATGATTTAAAAATAGATAGTTTAGTGGATATTGAGGATATCCCACATCCAGAATATCCTTTAGTTATATATCGTGCGCCAATGTGGGAAAAAAAATTTAATTTATTAATGTTTTTAAGCAAGTTTGAATACCTCATGGCGTTACAATATATCTTACCTGCTATCCTTTTACTAATTTTACTTATTCCTGATCGTCGCGCTCCATCAATAACTTTAACACCACCCCCACCTCCACCTCCAACATCAGCATCATTTCCTTTAATTAAATGGTTATTAACTCCAACTGCACCGCCAGCTCCCAGACCACTACCTCCTCCTCCTCCAACAGCGGCGTCATTTCCTTTACTAAGATGGTTGTTATTTCCAACACCTCCTCCAGTTCCCACTCCAGCACCTCCGCGTGCTACAGCTCCATCATTTTTTTTATTTCCTACTCGTAATCGTCAAGTTCCAAGACAAGCACCACGACCGCCTCCAACTCCTCTAAGAAATCCCTCCGCACCAATATTTCCTCTAATGAATGCTCTATTTTCAAAAAATCCTACTAGTGCCAAAACAAGAGTTCAAACGAGTGCTCCAACTAGAGTTCAAACGAGAAGCAAAGTTCAAACTACCCCAACAGTTAAAAAACAAAAACCTGCTCCCCCTCAACAACCATCTAGACGTCGTCATATTGCTCCTCCCCCTTATCTCATACCAGGATCAAATAAGCAAACAGTGAATGCCTATCGAGGTATGCCACATAAAGGAGCTTTTCCTACAACTGAAAGACCTGCAACTGCTTATTTTAACACTGCTCCTAATACAACATCCAAAAATAGACCGGGAATACCTAATTAAAAGTATAAAAATCATTTTTTAATTTAAATAATTTATTTATACTCTAAATAAATGTCGTTACCTTCATATAGTACTTTGTTAAATACATCTTATAATGGTAATTTTATGGCCAATGTTGGATGGGAGGAAACCTCTGCCGGAAATTGTGAATTAAATAGTATGTATTCAGAACCTCAATTAGATGCAATTAGTAAAGCTATTACTAAATTATTAGAAGGAGTCGATCCTCAAAATCGCCCAATTATTGTATCCAATGAAAATATTGCAAGTGTCATGTCTAATGTATATCGATTTGG